AGATATAGCACAATATAAGGAATTAGCAACACTGCACAGCAGAAACGCAATGTTTTTTACTTGTTTGATACTAGCCAACAAGAATATAAATTATGCTGTCATCGTATGTAAAGATAAAGACGATGAGGTAGACTATACTATTCTAGTTGACTTAGACGAGAAACAGTTGGGAGAACTGCATACACAGTTGGTTAAAACCTTATATTGCTTGCTGTAATCACGGTTAAGCACCCATTTTAAGGGCTGGAATTATTAATTCTAGTCCTTATTTTTTTTACAGTTATAGTTGCTCCTTATATGAAAGGAGGTGTTGGATATGATAGATAAAAGATTACCAATATATAAATTAACTAAGGAAAAGGTATTGACTATGTGTTCGATACTAGCCACTGAAAAAGTAAATTTTCTTGTTTGCTATGATGGAGAGTATGACGACTATGGAAACGTCAATACATTACATGGTGAAAATGAATATATGATTATGGTGGAAGCAAATGACGAACAGTTTTACAAACTACTTAACAAGTTAATTTATGATGGAAAACTTAGATTATCTATATCTTAAACACCTATTTAAAAGGACTGGAACACTTGTTTCTGGTCCTTATTTTTTTACAATTATATTTAACCTTTATATGAAAGGAGGTGTTGAATATGCTTTCTAGAGGTATGGTAGAATTAATAAAAGTAAAAACTATAACAGAATTGACGAACGTTTGCCAGATACTATTTGATAAAAACATAAAAAGGTATGCCGTTTATACGAGTAAAGACGATAACGGTGACGACCTGTATACTGTCAAAGTTTGGGCAGACAACTCAAAACTAAATAGAGTAAGAAGAAGTATCATGAAAAAGGAAATTTTATCATAATAGAGCATTTAAACACCTTATCAAGGGCTGGAATATTTAATTCTAGTCCTTATTTTTTCTGCCCATTTTTTTGCCCATGACCATTTTTTTTCAAAATTTTTGCTGACTGATTGATGCAAAATGATGAAAAAATGCGTTTTTGCCCAAAAAAATTGGGCAATTGCCCAAAAATTTTTAAAAATTGGGCAGCCTGAAACCCAGTATTCATGCGGGTTTCAGCGTTTTCTGCCCAAAAACCCACTTTTTTTTAAAAACTTTTTAAAAATTTTTAAAATAAATATAAAAAGTTTCCGAAAATTTTTGGGTTTTTGGGCAGAGGCGAATTTTAATGTTCACGCAGCTTAAAAATAGGCGTTTTTGATATTTTACATTTTTTTCCAGCCCTTATATGAGAGGGAATAAAATATTAATCTAGGTAGAGGTTACGAGAGTGGCTGGCGGTCCGAGTCCGCTAAAGATATTTTACTGCCTCTTATCCCTTTTTTCTTTTGAAAGGAGAAGAACAATGCTGGAACGAGACTTTCAGAGATATTTAAAAATCAAAATTAAACAAAGATTACCTGGCAGTATTGTGATGAAGACTGACCCGAATTACATTCAAGGGTTTCCGGATTTGTTAATACTGTGGAATGACAGATGGGCAGCTTTAGAAGTTAAGCAAAGTAAGAATGCTCATCGGCAACCGAATCAGGAAGCTTATATTTCAGGACTTAATCAAATGAGTTTTGCGGCTTTTATTTATCCTGAAAATGCAGAGGAGATTTTAAATGAGATGGAACAATCATTACAGGCTAAAGGATAAGCACTGTTTGTTTAGTCCAAGCCGAGTAAGCTGGCTCAATTATACTGAAGACAAGTTAGTTGAGACATTCAGAAACGAAGAGGCAAAAAAGAGAGGAACAAGATTGCACGCGCTGGCAGCAGAGCATATTGATTTGGGTATTAAGATGGCAAGAAGCCAAAGCACACTTAATCGGTATGTCAACGATGCTATTCAATTTAAGATGAAACCGGAAATCATATTGTATTACAGCGATAATTTTTTTGGTACCGCGGATGCAATACAATTCTATGAAAAACAAGGACTATTAAGAGTCCACGATTTGAAGACTGGTCAAACACCAGGTCATATAGAGCAGACATTTATCTATGCTGCTCTTTTTCTTTTGGAATATGGAGACAGGTTAAACATCAGACCTGGTGACATTGATATTTTGTGTAGAATCTATCAGTTTGACGATTTTACAGAAGCTACACCTGATGTGGACACCATATCTCATATTATGGACCAAATAATAATATTCGATGATTTACTACAAAGGGAGAAATCGAATGATGAGGGATTTATATTCTGATACTGAAGGCAATTACATAGCTAGAGAAATAGCTGAATTGTTGCACGAAGGTACACCACACGAAGGACCTATTCCGCATTCAGGCAGATATGCTTATGGAAGCGGAAAGAAACCTTTTCAGCATCCGAAAGACTTCTTAACAATGGTCGAGAAGTATAAAGGTGAGGGCTATTCTACTTCTGAGATTGCTCGTATTATGGGTATTCAGAATTCTACGGCACTTAAAGCACAGATAGCAAATGCTAAAAATGCTGAAAAATATGCCGAAGTTAATGAAGTTTGGGATATGTACCACAACAAAGGTATGACCAAAACAGAGATAGCTAAGAAAATGAACTATCCGCACGTATCTACGGTTGATAGTAAATTAAAGACTAAAGAAGCGTCTTTGGTTACTGAAGCCCAAACAATTAAAGAGTATCTTAAGAACAGAGTACAAGAAGTTGCAAAGCAAGGCGGTTATGTTGATGTTGGTAAAGGTACTTCAACGAATCTTGGTTGCAGTGATGAGCGATTAAATCAAGCTTTACATCTGTTAGAGCAAGAAGGTTATATTACATATAATCGTAAAATGCCAAATCCTACTGATACTCGTAAAAGAACAGAGTATAAAATCTTAACTCCGCCCGGAACCGAATATTCAGATGTTTTTCAGAAGATTGATGACAACGAAATCGAGCTTCAAAGTGCTGTTACTGCAGACCAAATTCAAGAGAAACTTGGTATACATCCTGCAAATGGTGGCGAAAACATCTTAACAGACGGTGCAACAAAGATAAGAAAAGCATTTACTTATCCTTCATCGTTAGACAGCAAACGTATTTATATTCGTTATGCAGAAGATGGCGGAACCGAAAAAGACGGTACTATTGAGTTAAGACCTGGCGTAAAGGATTTGAGTCTTGGTAACGATGCTTATTCTCAAGTAAGAGTGCTTGTCGACGACAAATACTATCTGAAAGGTATGGCTGTGTATAAAGATGACATACCTGAAGGTTACGATGTTGTTTATAATTCAAATAAACATAGAGGCACACCTGAATCAAAGGTTTTCAAGCCTGTTAAAACAACATATGATGAAGATGGTCAAGAGATTATTGACAAAGACAATCCTTTTGGTGCCGCTATAAAGGAAAGTGGAGGTCAAAGCTATTACATTGGCGACGATGGCAAAGAACACTTAAGTCTTATAAATAAGACTAAGGAAGAAGGTGATGTATATGACTGGAAAAAGACAGTTGCATCGCAGTTTCTTGCCAAACAGCCGACTGAATTAGTAAAAAGACAAATTAATTTGTCGAAAGATGAGCTTAATCTTGAGCTTGACGACATTATGGCTTTGGAGAATAACACAATAAAGAAGCATTATTTGTATAAATATGCTGAATCTTGTGATAAGAAAGCTGAAACATTAAAGACTGCAGCTTTACCAAGGTCACATTACGCATTCATACTTCCTGAACCGTCATTAAAGAACAATGAAGTATATGCACCTGAATATGAAAACGGTGAACAAGTGGCTTTGGTAAGGTATCCTCACGGTCATATAAGTGAGATTCCTATTCTAACAGTTAATAACAAGAATAAGAATGCTCAAAAAACTGTTCCGCCTGATTCAATAGATGCTGTATGCATAAATCATAACACTGCTGAGAAATTGTCAGGTGCAGACTTTGATGGCGATACCGTAATGATTGTTCCTTTAAAGCAAACTCCTGTTAAGAATGCTGATCAGTTGAAAGACATGATTGGCTGGGACAATAAAGAAGCTTATGGTGGAAGAAGAACTGAAGAATACCAGTTTAAACACTTAAACAAGAAAGACACTCAGAAAGAAATGGGTATAGCTTCTAATCTACTGACCGATATGAATATTGGAAATGCTACAGATTCAGAAATAGCAAGAGCATTAAAGTATTCAATGGTAGTTATTGATGCAGATAAGCACGACCTAGACTATCAGGCGGCTTATAAAGATCTAGGTATAGAGGCTTTAAAAGAGAAGTACCAACCTAAAGCAGACGGCTCATATGGTGGTGCATCTACCATATTGTCAAGAGCTAAGAGTCCTGTCAGAGTGCCTAAGCGTAAAGGTGCTGGTATTATAGACAAGGATACTGGTGAAATAACCTATAGAGTAGCAGATGACGCTTACTATGAGGAAAAGAAAAAGGTACCTCTCAAAGATGAGAACGGAAAGATAGTCAAGAAGCCTATGTTGGCAGAGGATGGTACCCCCATTACTACCCCCACAGGTAGACCCAAGATGGAGACGGTGTATGAGACATACCAAACACCTAACGGTCAGACTAGGTATAGATACGAGCCTACAGGCAAGATCAAAACGAACACTATAGAAGTGTCATCTATGAGTAATGTAAAAGATGCTAATGAATTAGTGTCTGTTTTCCGTCATCCAACAGAATTAGCTTATGCCGATTATGCTAACTTCTGTAAAGCTAAGGCTAATGAAGCTCGTAAAATCTATAAGAATATGAAAGGCGCTGAATACCACAAGTCAGCAGCTTCAGAATATGCAAATGAAGTGAAAAGCCTTAACAATAAGCTTTTACTTGCGAATTCTAACAAGCCTTTAGAAAGAGTTGCTTCAGCTCGTGCTTATGCAAAAGCAAATGCTTACGCAAAACAACATGATGTGTCGAAAGAAGACCTGAAAAAGAAAAGACAACAGTTTTTAACGCAAGCTCGCAATGAACTTGGTGCGCACAAAACTTCTATTGTAATAACAGACAAAGAATGGGAAGCTATACAAGCTGGTGCTATTTCTGATTCTAAACTTCAACAGATACTCAACAACAGTGATGCGGACAAGCTACGGGATAGGGCTATGCCTAAGCAGACTACGGCACTAAGACCGGCACAGATTAACCTAATCAAAAGAATGCAAACAAGCAATTACACAATTGCTGAGATTGCTGATAGACTTAATCTATCGACTACAACGGTAAACAAGTATCTAAAGTAAAAGGAGACAGTTGAAAGAATGAAAGAAATAATGCTTACAACTGTAGACAATCCGTGGAATCCATTTCAAAATTTTAACGAATGGTATTCATGGGATATGGCACACGGCTACGATACTTGCGGTGTTGTAGCTCGATTGTCTACGAAGAGTCAAGAACTAAGTCAAGAAATAAATGAAGAGTTTTTAGAAAACGCTATCTTCGATTTGATAGACGCTGACCCAATTGGTCTGTACACTGTAATTTCTGAAAAAGACACGCCAAATCCTGTAAACGTTTTCGAGGAAAAAACGAAAATTTCCTGAAAAATTCAAGAAATAAATCAAGAAATTTTCAATACCCCTCAAAAAAGGATAGGGGGGGGTCTTTCAAAACTATCCCCCCCTTATAATCGCGGCTGTCCTAAAAATTTCCCCGGAGGGACATTCGATAAAAAGGATATTTACGGTTGTTTTTGCAAGGGTGTATAGACTGCTTTGTAAAGGGGTGTCATTGTTCCAGCACCCGCTCCTTTCTAAGCCTGTTCGTTCATAGTGGGCAGTCTATATACTCTTACAAAAGTAACCGTAAACTATTATATTTCTATTGCACAATGTCCCTTTAGTAATAGTCATCAGTATGTAAACTATCCAACAACAATGTCAAGCCCATTGTCTAAACCTCCCAAAGTTATTAAAACCTCCGCATACTGGTGACCATTACTAAAGGGATAAGAAAGGAGAATGCCTATGTCAGTCATATTAACTGATGTAAAGAAACTTTTAGGTATTGTTGAAGACTACAAAGCGTTCGACAAGGATATTGTCTTACATATAAACGCGTCATTCAGCAGATTACGTCAGCTAGGTGTTGGCGACCAGACTGGGTTTAAGATTACCGAGGACGGAAATGAAACGTGGGACGACTTTTTAGCTACTTGCAACGAAGCAGTGCGTAATGAACTTGAAGAACTTAAGTCATATATGTATTTGTCAGTGCGACTTATATTTGATCCGCCTCAACAGAATCACATTATAGACTCTTATAAAGAGTTGATGAAAGAATTCGAGTGGCGAATGAATCTGACAGTTGAAATGGCAGAGCGAGTTGATGACGATGGCTAAAAAGAATACAGATGATACTAAACGAAGACTGTCACCGCCAGCAAGGACTCTCGAAGGACGAGAAAACCAGCTTATAGCTTTGGCAATTGATTTAGCAGAGGAACAATTGTTAAATGGAACCGCCTCGGCTCAAGTTATAACTCATTATTTAAAACTTGGAACGGTAAAAGAGAAACTTGAAAAAGAAAAGCTTGAAACTGAGAATCTTTTGTTAAAAGAAAAAATTGAAAATATGAAGCGAGAGAATCATTCTGAAGAAGTGTATATGAAAGCGCTTCAAGCAATGCGTAGATATTCTGGGTATAGCGAAGATGATTAGAACTTACTCTGAATTAATAACTTTACCGACTTTTAGAGAACGGTATGAGTATTTAAAGTTAAACGGCAGAGTCGGAGAAGACACTTTTGGCTATGAACGCTACTTAAATCAAAGTTTTTATCGTTCTAAAAAATGGCGTCAGATTCGAGCCCGAATTATAGTCAGAGATAATGGATTGGATTTAGGTGTTGAAGGCTATAGCATTTATGGTCGACTTATTGTGCATCATATGAATCCTCTAACAATCGAGGACATAGAAACAGAAAGCCAGTATTTAACTAATCCAGAGTATTTAATACTTGTTTCTCATGATACGCACAATGCTATAACTTTCGGCGACGAAAAATTACTTCCAACAAAAGATTATATAGAGCGATTTCCTGGAGATACAAAATTATGGTGAGGTATTACTATGGAAGGTGACTACAAGATTGTAGACTACGACAAATGGTGCTCAAAATGTCGTTATTACTTAAAAGAAGATACATCGGAGCCGTGCAACGAGTGCTTGGAAAACCCTGCAGTTGTAGATTCACGCAAACCATTAATGTTTAAGAAGTCTAAGGTTAAGAATCGGCGGCGTGATAGATTCGGATAAGGAGACCGTGATATGTATACAGAACAAGAATATAAGAGTACATTATTTCATCACGGCATAAAAGGACAACGATGGGGTGTGCGGCGTTATCAGTATGAGAACGGTTCTTTGACACCAGAGGGACGAATCCATTATGGCGTTGGTGAAAGAAAAAGATACAAAGTGAATACAAATCGAATAAGGAAATTATATGATGAAGGATATTCTACACAAAACATAAAAAGACCAATAACTAAAAAAAATATAGATAAGTGGGGAAAAGACAAAGATAGTAATGTACTATATGTCACGGGACTTAGCGGTTCCGGAAAATCATTTGTAGCAAAAAGTATAGCACAAGAAGAAAATGCCGATGTTATTAACATTGATTTATATACTTTTAAAACCCCTAAGGGATATATTCCAGGAATGTCAAAAGAATTTAATAAGTATATGGATTCTACGATACCAAATTGGAAAAATATGCAAAAAGAGGCTTATGCTGTTTTTACAAAAACTGATCGTCGTGAAGCTTATAAGGCGGGGCGATGGTTTGATGCATTAGAAGAAGCTATAAAAGGATATGGACAATATCAGTATCCGAATAAAAAAGTTATAGCAGAAGGAGTTCAAATAATTGACGAAACCCTATTTTATAACAATAAAAAATATTTGAAAGATAAGCCAATTATAATAGTTGAAACTTCTTATATAGATTCGTTTTTCTCAGGAATGAATAGAGATAATGCAAGTCTCGAAAAGCTATTAGAACCAGAACGGATTAAACAAGCCGAGAACTGGTTGAAATCTCTGGATTTATTAAAAAAAGAAGCTGAAATAATTTAATGTTGAGGTGATGGTTATAGAATGTATACAGAAAGATATTACAAAGAAGAACTATGCCATCACGGCATAAAAGGACAACGATGGGGTGTGCGGCGTTATCAGTATGAGAATGGTTCTTTGACACCAGAGGGACGAATCCATTATGGTGTTGGCAATTCAAGAATACAAGTAAGATCCGGAGATTATAGTGGATATACAACCAAAAAAGCTATAAAACCAGCATTTTCAGATCATAGAAAAACCAGTCAAGAAATAAAGACTAAGTTAAAAGACGATTTAAGTCAAGATATGCGTAGAAACGCCTTTTTATATATGTTAGCGCCTTTAGCGCCGCAAGCTTTTATGATGTTAAGTGGTCGACTTATCTCACACGCCGGTGCTATGCACGCTATAAATAAAAGAGATAAAGATTTAGAACAATATGAATTAAATCGATCGAATACTGCAAAATACAACAAACAAAAAGGGGTGTACGAGCAACTTAATAAACCGTCTAAAGTTTTAAATTCTGAAAAGGAAGTTAAATCAATAGCCACTGAAGTTAATAAGCTTAATAGAGGACTCCAGAAGCATAATATTGAAGCAAATAATTGTGCGTGTTGTAGTAATGCCTATATTATGCGTCGTAAGGGTTATGAAACTTTGGCAAATTCTTCCGAAGAAGGGTATTTTTTAAGAGATTATGCAAGCGCTTTTCCAAAATCAAAAGTGAATAATTTTTATAAAAAATATGACAAATCTGAGCCGCGTACTAAACAAGTCATAATGACTAATTTAAACAATTCAGAATTGTTTACTGGTAAAGACAAACCAAAAAAGGAATATGCAGTTACAATGGGCTTGTCTAAGTCTGAAAGGGAGAACATTAAAACCGAATTCTTCAATTCTATAAATAAATCTGAAAATGGTAGTTATGGTACCATAACTGTAAATTTTAATAGTGCACCCGCCGGACATGTATTTAACTATGAAGTTATTAATAACAAAATATATGCAGTAGACTGCCAACGACCTAATAAAATAGTGCAGCCATTGGACAAATACCTAAATTCATTTAACGAATTAGGAGGGCTCTCTTATATAGCATATAACGATGTTAGCAAAGTAGAACCAGATTTTAACAATGTGAAGGAGTATTTAATATGATTGATTTGCAGAAAGTAACCAACGCGGTTCACAAAATGCACAAAGGTTTTATTGTTACTCAAATAAATAAATTTAAAAACGGGCATTACTTAGTGTTTGCTGGTCCGAGTGAGTCCGCTAATAGTACCTCATTTTTATATGATCCGGATAGTGGCGGAATAATTAATTATGTTATTGCGACACATATGGATGAAATAGGTGATAGCCTAACTAATCCAGACAAATTAGTTTATAGGAGATAAAATTCAAAATGGAATTTTCAACAAGATTAAAACATGCGTGGAACGCATTCTTTAACAAGAACAAAGATCCTACAGAAGAGTCATATAATATAGTTGGTAGAAGTTCTTATGATAGACCGGATAGACCAAGACTAAAATACGGTAACGAGAAATCTATAGTTACATCTATTTACAACAGAATTGCAATGGATTGTGCGGCTATAGATATTATACACGTCAAATTGGATGAAAACGGTCGTTATATGGAGCGTATTGATTCAGGGTTAAATTATTGTCTTACTACTGAAGCTAATATAGACCAAACAGGACGAGCTTTTATACAAGACGCCGTGCTATCTATGCTCGATGAGGGTCACGTAGCATTGGTGCCTGTAGATACTGATATGGACCCTTTGAAAACTGGGTCATATGATGTTAAAACGCTTCGAGTAGGAAAAGTCATTGAGTGGCATCCCGAATATGTTAAGCTTAAAGTCTATAATGACAAGATCGGCGAGAAGCAAGAAATAATGTTACCTAAAAAAGTGGTAGCAATAATCGAGAATCCGTTGTATGCAATAATGAATGAGCCAAATTCAACATTGAAGAGACTTATTCATAAACTTGCCTTATTGGATACCTCGGATGATCGAACTATCTCGGATAAGCTTAATATGATTATTAAGTTCCCTTTTTCTATTAAGACTGAAACTCAGTTGAAAAGAGCTGAGGACAGAGTTCAACAGATAGAGGATCAACTTATTAATTCTCGGTATGGTATTGGGTATATTGATCAAGCTGAAAACATAACTCAGATTAACCGCCCGCTTGAGAATAATCTTATGGCACAGATTGAGTATCTCACAAACCAACTATATGCACAACTTGGTTTGACGCAGGAGATACTTAATGGAACGGCAACTGATACCGCAACGCTCAATTATTATAACCAGACAATAGAGCCAATATTGGCGGCTTTGTGCAATGAAATGAAACGCAAGTTTTTAACAAAGACCGCTAGAACACAAGGTCAATCTATAAAGTTCTTCAGAGATTATTTCCGAATTGTACCTATAAACAGTATCGCAGAAATTGCAGATAAGTTTACAAGGAATGAAATAATGACTTCTAACGAGATAAGGCAAATTATAGGTATGAAACCTTCCGATGATCCTAGAGCAGATGCATTGATGAATTCTAATCTCAATCAATCACCTGAAGCCCTTGCTCAAATGGGACTCACTGGAGCGGAAGCCAGTGTCGATGATACAACAAATCCTGAGCAAATGAGTGAAGAAGAAATCAAGCAGCAACTAGAGCAAATAAATCAAAATGAAGCAGATTTGGATGCAATAGAGAAGGAGCTGGGTAAGTTATGATTTACAAGCAGCGACGAACTTACTCACAAACCTTAATGCATTATGCATCACAGTATTACGACCCACAAGCGGCTTCAGAATACAATCATGCGTACTATGAAGCGCATAAGAAATTAAAAGGTCGTAAGCCCTCAACGTATGGTTTAAATCAAGAGGGTAGGCAAATTGCGTCAGAAGTAAAGGCTAATATTGACGCGGAAAAGAAAGCCAAACAAGAAGCTTTAGTTAACAAACAAACTAACGAAGTCGAAGAAATTAAGCAACTTATAGAAGCTATAAAGTCTCTTGGCGAAAAAGAGCGTGAAGAAAAGAAGATTGAAATACAATCGAAAATAGAATCTTTGCGCTCGGAACTTAAGACTAAAAAAGAGAGTCTTCAGAATGCCCTTACAGCTAAGCGAGAAGATATTTCGCAGAAGAATAAAGCAGCTTCTAAGAAAGTTTCAAAAGAGAATAAATCCATAAAGGAGAAACTGACTAAAGAAGTTGAGCGTAAGCGTTCTGAGAATACGGCTGAGAATGATAGGATTCGCGAACAGATTAAAAAGCTTGGAAACTCTGAAGCTGACAAACAGAAGAAAGCAGAATTGCAAGCTCAAATCAAAGAGAATTCTGTTAAATTGAAAGAGGATATAGCTTTAACAAGAGCCACTAGCACTGAAACAACAACTAAGAATTCTGAGAATTTAACAGAGTTCAAAGAAAAGAATACAGTTGATTTACAGAAGTATTCAGAACAAGTTAAATCTCAGATTCAATCTGCAACCGAGCAAACGCAAAACGGCATAACTTCGCTTCGTAATGAATTAAAAGCGTTCAACGATGGTAGCCGAGCTACAACCAAAGAGGCTGTGGCTAAATGTCAGAAACAGATTAAAGATTTGAAGAAGACGAATGCTGATGCAAAGAAAGCATTAACCGATTACTATAATGACGTTTATGCAGGTGAAATCGAAAAGATTAAATCTGAAGAACAATACCAAGCCAAAGCAAAAGAAAAGTCTACGAAGAACAAAATGGTGTAAAGGATGTGAAAAATCAAAATGAAGTATGATTTTGCTGGTTGGGTCACCAGAAACAACATTAAATGTTCTGATGGTCGAACAATAATGCAGGATGCCTTTGCTCATGACAACGGCTTAACAGTTCCTCTTGTATGGAATCATAGACACGACAGTCCATTTAATGTCTTGGGACAGGTTACATTGGAAAATCGTCCTGAAGGTGTTTATGGATACGGTAAGTTCAATGAAACCGAACAGGGAGTTAATGCCAAAGCATTGGTGAGCAACGGCGATGTAACGAGTCTCTCTATATGTGCTAACGGGTTAAAACACAGCGGGTCAAATGTTACACATGGAGATATTCGAGAAGTCAGCTTAGTCTTAGCAGGAGCCAATCCGGGTGCTTATATAGATTCTGTAGTTACACACGCCGATGGCGCCGATGAAGAGGCTATAATCTATAATGGATCTGAAGATTTGGTTACCAATGTAGAAGCAACACTAGCACACGCCGATGATGTTAAAGATGATAAGGAGGATCAGTCCATGCCTGGTGATGCTGATAAGAAAACAGATGAACCTTCAAAGAAAAAGACAGTTGGCGACATTTTAAAAACATTAAATGAAGAACAAAAGCAGGTCGTTGAAGGTTTGATCGCAAAGGCTCTTGAAACTAAATCTAAGAGCGATGACGATGATGATGACAAGGAGGGCAAAAACGATATGAAGCACAATGTATTTGAAAATGATGCTTATTACGGAGTTGATCAGAATGCTATACAGCACGCTGCTAAACTCGAAACATTTAACAGTGAGGTAATTGCTGATGCTAAAAGATACGGTTCTTTAAAAGAATCTTGTCTTGCACATGGCATTGAGGATATTGACTGGCTTTTCCCTGAAGACCACGTTCTTGATACTCCTCCTGCTTGGCTGCAGAGAGACATGGACTGGGTCAGCGTTGTAATGGGCGGAGTGCATCACACACCTTATTCCAGAATTAAATCCAGATATGCTGACATCACTGCTGATGACGCAAGAGCAAAGGGTTATCTTAAGGGTAACTACAAGACAGAAGAAGTGTTCACTCTCTTAAAGAGAAGTACCGCTCCTACAACTGTATATAAGAAACAGAAGCTCGACAGAGATGATGTTATCGACATCACAGATTATGATGTTGTTGCTTGGCTTAAGGGCGAGATGAGAACTATGCTTGATGAGGAACTTGCAAGGGCATACCTCTTCGGCGACGGCAGACCTTCTAGCTCTGACGATAAGATCAACGAATCTAACATCAGACCTGTATGGACCGATGAGGACCTTTATACAATAAAGGCTACGGTTGTTGACACTGGCGATGAGGAAGAAAACGCTCGTGCATTTATTAAGAAGTGCATTAGAGCAAGAAAAGATTATAAGGGCTCAACTTCTCCTATAATGTTTATTTCCGAAGACCTTCTTACTACGATGCTTCTTCTTACAGACGGAGTTGGTAGAGACCTTTACGAATCTGTAGAAAAGCTTGCAATTAAGCTTCGTGTTAGCAAAATCGTTACAGTTCCTGTTATGGATAATCTTCAGAGAGTTGACGGTAACGGAAAGATTCGTACCCTTGGCGCACTTATTCTCGGTCTTAACAGCTACAATGTAGGTGCAGATAAGGGCGGAGCAATCAATATGTTTGATGATTTTGATATCGACTACAACGCTCAGAAGTATCTTATCGAAACAAGATGCTCAGGTGCACTTATCGAGCCTTACAGCGCTATTGCCGTAGAGTTTGTTGAGGGTGGTGACGGTGATTTCGATAATCCTACTGTATCTCCTGTGGACGGCGAAGAGACTGTATTTGCAACACTTGTATCCGATATGCAGGAAAACATTTCTATAAGCGGCAACAGAATCTCTGGTACACTTAAGTATCTTGCAGATGGTCCTATTGCAGAAAGATGGGGAGCTGGTAATTTCATCGTGCTTAAACTTACAGACATAGATCCTACTCTCACAAGTATCAAGGTTGGTATGAATCCTTCTCAGTCTTCGGGTCTTGTAGAGATTATCGACGATCCCGATAAGTCTGGTGTGTTCAAGGTTACCAACAAGAAGAATCAGAAGTTCGTAGTTGTATCTACAGATGGTACAAACGAGAGAACTCTCAGCTTCAACCTTGACGGATTAAGGATAACAACACATTAATCAGGTAAAAATTCAAAATGAAATTTTATGGTGAAATCGGCTTTGTTAAAACCGACGAAACCGCACCCGGCGTCTGGTCTGAAACAGTGATCAGGCGCCATTATTATGGTGATATTTTGTCGTTTACAAAGCGTTACGACAATAGTCAGCAGTTAAATGACAATATTAATATTAATAATAGAATAAGCATTGTTGCTGACGCTTTTGCTTATGAGAATTTTATATTTATGAAGTTCATAAACTTTATGAATACTCTATGGAAAATAGAGAGTGTTGAAGTGCAACATCCAAGATTAATATTGTCGATTGGAGGCGTATATAATGCTCCGGAAGGATCGTAGGTATGATTTTCACGAAAAACTCGTAGATATTTTAGGAAGTAGAAACGTGTATTTTCAACCGCCAGAGTCAATAAAGCTCAAATTTCCGTGTATCGTTTACACCCGAGTAGGTGATAGTTCTCTACGAGCGGATGACATTAGATACAAATTCAGAACGCAGTATTCAGTTACTGTAATTGATAAAGACCCTGATAGTGAAATACCTGAAAAATTAGCTGAATTTCCTTATACAAAATTCGACAGGCATTTTACTTCAGACAATCTTAATCATGATGTATATACAATTTACTATTAAGGAGGAATAACACATGGCAAGATTAGTATGGGACCAGGTCGGCGAAAGATATTACGAGATGGGTGATAGACAGACCGTCCTTTATCCTATGAACGCAGCGACAAGAAGCTATGGAAGTGGTGTTGCTTGGAACGGTGTTACGGCATTTAACGAGTCTCCCGATGGCGGTGAGAATCAGGATCTTTGGGCTGATGACATCAAGTATGCAAGCTTTCGTTCTGCTGAAAACCTCAATGCGTCTATTGAAGCTTACACTTATCCTGACGAATTCGCAGAATGTGACGGTAGCGCCGCTGTTGCTACAGGCGTATACATTCATCAGCAGAAGAGAAAGGCATTCGGTCTTTGCGTAAGAACAGGCATTGGTAACGACCTTGATGATGAAGTTGGCTATAAGCTTCATCTTCTTTATGGTTGTACAGCTTCTCCTTCTGAGAAGTCACACGCAACAATTAATGACTCTCCTGATGCTGAGACTTTCAGCTGGGATATCAGCACAGTTCCCGTAGCAGTTGGAACAATCAACGGCGTTGACTATAAGCCTACCGCTAAGGTTACTATCGACAGCAGAAACTTTAATACACCTGCTCTTAAAGCTAAACTTAAGGCGCTTGAAGATGTATTATACGGCACAGAGTCAACCGAGCCTAGACTTCCCTCTGTAGCAGAAGTAATCGCAATCGTTAGCGGTTCTACAGAAGTTGCGGGAGTTGGTGTAGCACCTTCTACACTTGATTTGAATGTCGGTGATGTGACATTCTTAACAGCTACTCTTTATCCTTCTGGTGCACATGGCACTATAACTTGGACATCGTCTACTGAAAGCGTAGCTACTGTTGAGGACGGACTTGTTACAGCTGTTGCGTCTGGTTCAACCACAATTACTGCGACTTGCAACGGTAAGTCTGATACCTGTGTAGTAACAGTAACAGAGTGATCTTAATGTTTTAACGGGGCTCTTCGGAGCCCCTTTTATTGCTGAAAGGAGAAAAATTCAAAATGATTAAAAAGACAGTTAAGTATGAAGATTTTAACGGCAATGAAGTTGTTGAAGACCTTTACTTTAATTATACAAAGACTGAGCTTATGAAGCTTCAGTTTAACGGAACGCTCGATACCATTAACAAGGCACAGGAAACTAATGACGTAAATTCGATGGCTTTGTTTGCTGATGATTTCGTAAAGAATGCATACGGTATAAAAAGCGAAGACGGCAAGAGGTTTATAAAGTCTAAAGAAATTGCCGAAGAGTTTGCACAGTCTTTGGCGTATGATGCTTTAATGAACGATTTAATGTTCAAAGAAGGCGAGTTTGATAAGTTCGTCAGACTTGTAATACCTAAAGACATAAGTTCAAAGATAGATACTCCTGAGATACAGGAAAAAGTTAAGAAAATGATACAAAAGTAATAATGAGGTGAAGTTCATGGCTCTATCCAATACGGCGGTTCCGATATATTACGGTCAGTTCAGGGATAGAGTCCTGAACGGTCACATACCAGTGTGTCGAGAGATTGCACTGGAAATGGAAAGAATAGACAAACTTATTGCCAATCCTGATTATTACTATGATGATAAAGCTATTGATGGTTTTATAGCTTTTTGCGAAAATGAATTAACCTTGACTGACGGTGCTGATGTATCTATGCTCGACACCTTTAAATTATGGTCAGAACAAATCTTTGGCTGGTACTATTTTGTTGAGAGAAATGTGTGGGTACCAGACGGATTTGGCGGAGGTTCTTATCAGCTTAAAACAATAAAAAAGAGATTAGTAAATAAACAATATTTAATAATTTCTCGTGGTGCCGCCAAAACTATGTATGCTGCTTTTTTACAAGCATATTTTTTGATAGTCGACACATCCACAACACAGCAGATAACCACAGCACCTACAATGAAACAAGCTGATGAGGTATTATCGCCTTTGCGAACTGCTATAGCTCGTTCTAGAGGACCGTTATTCCAATTCTTAACAGAAGGAAGCCTGCAAAATACCACAGGAAGTAAGGCGAATCGAACAAAACTCACGCCAACTAAAAAGGGTATAGAAAACTTTATGACTGGGTCTTTGCTTGAGATTCGTCCAATGTCGATAGCAAAATTACAAGGTCTTAAACCAAAAGTATCGACAATCGACGAGTGGCTTTCGTGTGACATTAATGAGGATGTCGTCGGTGCTATAGAGCAGGGTGCGTCAAAGAATGAAGAATACCTGATTGTAGCCACAAGTTCTGAAGGTACCGTCCGAAACGGCGTTGGCGATTCAATGAAGATGGAACTTGAGAAGATACTCAAGGGAGAATTTCAAAATGACCATGTAAGTATATGGTACTACAAACTCGATGATGTACGAGAAGTCGGACAGCCTGAAATGTGGTTGAAGGCAAATCCTAATTTAGGAGTTACAGTGTCTTATGAGACGTATCAAGAAGACGTAAGTAGAGCAGAAGCAAACCCTGAAGCTCGAAATGATATTTTAGCAAAGAGATTTAATCTTCCAATGGAAGGTTATACATACTTTTTCACATATGAAGAAACTCTGCCTCATAGAAGATGTTCGTTCAATCAGATGCTATGTTCTATGGGCGCAGATTTATCACGAGGCGATGACTTCTGTGCATTTACATTCTTGTTTCCGTTGCAGGATGAGAGTTTTGGAGTTAAAACTCGATGCTATATATCTGATCAGACATACTCACATTTATCAGCAGCATTGAAAAGTAAGTACGATCGGTTCATAAAGGAAGATAGTCTTGTCGTAATGGAAGGCACTGTTCTTGATTTGAATGATGTGTACGACGATTTAGACAGACATATTATGGATAAAGGTTATGATATTTGTTCATTCGGATTCGACCCGTACAATGCAAGAGAGTTTGTTGAACGATGGGAGAAAGAAAATGGTCCATATGGTATTGAAAAAGTAATTCAGGGTATGAAGACAGAATCTGTACCGCTTGGCGAATTAAAGAAATTAGCGTATGACAGAATGCTCATATTTGATCAAGAGATTATGCAATTCACGATGGGCAATTGCATTGCTATATTGGATACGAATGGAAATCGTAAACTTTATAAGAGTAGAAAAGACCAAAAGATAGATTCTGTGGCGGCTATGATGGACGCTTTTGTTGCATATAAATTGCATAAAGAGAATTACATGTGATAAGCAAAAGGACGGTGATAGCAGTTGTGGCAATATAATGATGTATTATACCATCATGGTATAAAAGGTCAAAAGTGGGGGCACAGAAGATACCAGTATGAAAACGGTTCTCTAACGCCTGAAGGAAGAGTACATTATGGAGTCGGCAAAGCCCGTGGCGATGACAGCTCAAGTACAAGAAGCGGAAACACTCCAGCAAAAAAGTCATTTAAAGAAGCAGTCAGCAATGCGTGGGATAAACACAAAGAACGTGTAGCTGAGAAAAGAGCCGCAAAAGAAGCAGCGGCTGAAGAGAGACGTAAGGAACAGGAGAGACAAACTTACGAATCGTATAAAGACAGAATCAAGCAGATAGATAGACGACAAGACGAAATAGACGAGGAAAGACTCGAAGTAAACGAGAAACTTGGCGATGCTTCCAGAGAAGCGTCTAAATGGCGTGATAAAGCTGATCAGAGAGCTAATAAGTTACATAACAGGTTCTTTACGACTGACGAAGAGTGGGACGGCAAATGGAAAAAGCTTGACAAGAAAGCTCGTAAGTATGAAGATCTAGTTGATAAATACGAAGAGCAATTAGAGCGACTTCGTAGACAAACTGCGGACAACATTGAAGCAACGGAGAAAGCAAAGGATTTCATTTCAAGATATGAAAGTGAGAATCCTGTTGATATTCGTAGTAGTGGTTTTACGGATTTGTTCGGTGGTAAAAAGAAAGAGTCTTCATCACCATATATGGACTCAATCAATGACTTAATGTCAAGTTATAATGATGATATTAGCACCATAAAATCTGATGCAGATAGACTCAAAGCTTTATCTGATAGATTAAAGTCTGTTTCCAGAACATCGTACTCTGATGATGATTACCCAGGCATAAGAAGTAATGGATTAATAGACAAAATAATATCGGATACTGACATTGTATCTCTGGACTCACTGGATTCTATAGAAAAGTACTTTAATCTTGACCCTGAAAATAAGCGTGACTCTGATAAATACTTCTTAGCTTCTGTGGCTGAAGATAAAAGAAACAAAAGTACTCTGAAGCATCACGGAATCCTCGGTCAGAAATGGGGTCGTAGAAGATACCAGTATGAAAACGGATCTCTAACGCCCGAAGGAAGAATACACTACGGGGTCGGTAAAGCCCGTGACGATGGTGATGTATCTACTGTTGACATAAGAAGCAGTGGTTTGATATTTGATAGACCAAATAAAAGAAAAGCCAAAGCAAAAAAACCGTCAAAAGAAATGATTGCATTACAGCAAGAGAATCAGCGACTCGCTATGGAACTCGAGGAACATAATCGTCGTCGTCAGGGCATCAGACCATATATGTCGGATTCTCGATATGGACTGTCTAAATCTGATGTGGCGTCATTAAGTGATGACGAACTTAACCAAATGGTTAAAAGATTAGGACAAGAAACCCAGTTAAAGAAATTACTGGATTCAAGACTCCAAACACTTTTGGCTAATGACGCTAGGTTCAGAAAAAGAGAACGTAATAAGGCAGTAGCTGCATTTCTTGGTAAACACGTAGCAGCTCCATTGGTCGATTACGGTATGAAGAGATTTATGGATAGTCGTAATGGCGGATTAAAAAGTAATGGTTCTAAGCCAGACCTCATAGATGCTATTTTGGATGCGGGGTCGACTGCTATGAGTGGTAATCCAGCCGCAGTTGCTTCTAAGTTATCATCTAAACCTAAAACCCAAAATCAGACTTATGAGCGAGCAAAAAAGATACTAGAAACTACTTCCACGATGGAGTTCGATGAAATAAAACCTGATCCTAATTGGGATTTCGGAACAAGTTCGTGGAAGAATTCGTCGTCTTATAAGAAAGCATCATCGTTTCTTGACTCATACTCAGATACAGATTACAAAGAAATCGTACCTGATTGGGGCGAAATAACTCCAGAATGGTAATAAAAACAACAGATATTTTATGTGCAAGGAGCCTGATAACTTTATCGGCTCCTTTTAATTTACGCTTATGATTACAATACATTTAGAAGCTATAGAAGAGTTTAATGAAGAAACAAATGAATTTTCGACTAAAAACGAAACTGATATTCATTTAGAACATTCATTATTGGCGTTGTCTAAATGGGAATCTAAATATAGAAAACCATTTTTAAGTTCGCAGACAACTGAAGAAGAACTCTTGTTCTATATACAGTGTATGAATTTGGACGACACTCCTATCGAACTTGATAGATTGACCACCGAAGACATTGTGAAAATACAAGAATATTTGAATGACAATCCAACAGCGACTGTTATTAGCGAGGACAAAACTAAAAAGAAAGAAAATAGGTTTGTGACATCGGAATTAATCTATTATTGGATGGCAGCGAACCAAATACCTTTTGAATGCGAGCTATGGAATCTTAATAGATTATTAACATTGATTAGGGTGTGCTCAATAGAGAGTCAACCTAAGAAGAAAATGAATAAGAGAGATATTTTGCGAAATAATTATGCTAAGAATGTAGCTCGTAGAAAGAGACTTGGCACGAAAGGGTGAATGATATTTGCTTAAAATTACACATAAAGGTAATTTCGAGAAATTAGAGCATTGGTTGAAGAATTTCACAATGTCTAAGTACGAAAAACAATTGCACCAATATGGCGCCCTCGGTGTTGAGATGCTTAAACGATATACACCAGTTGATTCAGGTATAACGGCTGAGAGCTGGCGATATGAAGTTAAAGTTGAAAAATATACCGCGACTTTGTCTTGGCACAATGACAATCTCACAAAATGGGACGAGCCATTGGTATATTTGATAATTAGTGGACATGCGACCAGATGGGGTCAATACGTTCCGCCTAATAATTTTGTTAATGACGCCTTACAGCCATTATTAGATGAATTAGGCGATTATTTAGCTGAGGAGGTGACCAAATAATGCCAACATCTTCCAGTACTGTGGAAAATCGAATCGTAAGAATGGAATTCGATAATAAAGAATTTGAGTCAAATATGAAAAAGACTACAAATTCTTTAGACAAGTTAAAACAAGCTTTAAAATTACAAACCGGCAAAAACGCTTTCGACGAATTAGAAAGCTCTGTTAAAAAAGTTGATTTAAAACCAATATTGCGTGGAATAGACCAAATTAATAACCAGTTTTCATTTATTCGACGTAATGTAAGGCGAGTTGTTGACGACATTGCAGGAGATGTCGTACGAACTGCCAATAAAATAAGTAGTTTCGTAACAACTAATGTCATACAAGGCGGTTACCAGAGAGCAACTGACATTGAACAAGCCAGATTCCAGTTGATGGGTATGGTTAAGGACGAAAAAGAAGTTACCGCTATAATGGGACAGGTTAAAGAATCTGTTGCCGATACCGCTTATGGTATGGATCAAGCCGCCCTTGCCGCTTCTCAGTTAGCTTCTTCCGGTATTAAAGCCGGTGACCAAATGAAAAAAGCCCTTGGTGGTATTGCGGGCGTAACAGCGACCGTTAATGGTAACTATGAAGAAATTTCCAGAATAGTTACTAAGGTAATGGCACAAGGAAAAGTCGGCGGCGATGAATTGATGCAGTTTAGTACCAGAGGTCTAAATATGCGTCAGGTTGTCGCTGATTGGCTTAAAAATGTTAAAAACGATGCTGCAGCCGCTTCAGAGGTTTTAAACGGTGCTCAAATTAGTGCTGAAACTTTTGTATCAGCTATATATGATACATATGCACAACATTCAAAGGATGCAGATAATACTGTAAAAGGTGCATTTGCAAACTTAAAAGCTGCTTTAAAGCAAATCGGTCAGCCATTCTATGAAGAACTGATTATAGAAAAAGGACCTGTCAACAAATTATTAAAAAGCGTAAAACAGGTTGTAAAGGACGCTAAAGTATTAATATTAGATTCGGAGAAATACGCTAAAGACGGTGAATCAGTATTAGACCATTGGAATCGTATTATACCGAATGTAATTAATAAATTTACAAAGTTCTTTACAGACTTTGGTGTCGCTAAGTATATAACGCCATGGATTGACGGCTTCCATACGCTTATTGATGTTATAGATGCTGTATCAGATAGAATCATTATCTTTATGAGGGCATTCGACGAAGGGGCTAAAGGATTCCCAGCTACGATGTCGAGCATCTTTAATTTTATTGGTAACATTCATAAAGGTATAATCGGAATATTTGATGGTTTTAATCAACTCGATGGCACTGTCGCTGTTTTAAGAACAATCAGAAATGTCTTCGAGGCTTTATACACTGTAATAACTCCTGTCGCACAAGCTTTTAAAGATACATATGTCAACTTCACTGTATTATCGAACTTGGAAGGGCTTTCGTCATTCCAAATGATAGGACAAGTGATAGCAAACATAGCAAAAGCTTTGGAGACATTCTCGGCTAAGCTTGCACTATCCGGAAGTAGTATGTATCGTATAAAAGAAATAACGAGAGGTTTTATTTCGGTCGGTCAATTAGCTTGGTATGTTATTGAAAAAGCGGCAGCATTAATAAATTTCCTATGGCCATATCTTGAAAAGGTAGCTTCGTTTATCTTATTGATTGCGACGCGAATTGCACAAGTAATCAGAATAGTAAACACTTGGATTATTCAAAATAACTTGTTGACCAAAGTCACAAGTGGCGTTGTTACCGTATTCAATGCGTTTTGGGGAGTACTCACTTCACTTGGAACAGTTATTCAGAATTTTATTAATAAGTTAATAAAAATAATAGACCCATACGGAATCATACAGTTTTATGTTACAGAGGTCATTAATACCTTCAGCAAGTGGAGCAGTGGACTAGACGCGGCTGGTGAAACAACAAATGCGGTAACGTGGATATTCAATGCGTTTGCCGCTGTTCTTGGTTGGGTTAAAATAGCTATTGATAATCTTAGTGTTGTACTTTCGCCATTTGCTAGCGCTTTGGAATGGGTTAGTAAACTTCTTTGGACTGTTGTTATTAATGTTAGTAACGCAATCCAAACGATATTTAGTTCATCAACTAGTAGCGGTATAACATCTATTGGTCAAATTATAACAAACATATTTACTGCTATAGGCAATGTTGCAACGTGGTTAATAAATACTATTGATCATTTATTAAACTTCATTTTTTCTGATAAAATAACGAAAATATTATCACAAATTCTTAATGTGATAACAATGATATACTGGTCTAAAGGCTGGGAGTATCTAAATGGAATTGTAGGTAAGGTCAAGAGTATTTTAGACCCGTTGAACACCCGAGTTAAATCGTTTGCTAATAATGCAATTAAACTATCTATTGCACTAATCATAATAGCCGGTGCCATTGTCATTTTAAAAGATGTTCCGTGGCAAGATGCGCTTCGAGCTTTAGTATATTTGTCTGTTCTTGCTGTGTTCTTAAAAATAGCTGTCGATAAGATTCAGTTAATTAAAGATGACGCAATACAAAAAGCTGCGGCTCAGGCAAGCGCAACATTTGCAACTGCAAAGATGTTGACTTCAATTGCTACATCTGTTGTTTTAATGGCAGCAGCCTATAAAATAATTGTTAGCGCAACACAAGGCTTGAGTCAAGGAGAAATGTGGACTAGGGTTGGTATACTAGTCACGCTGTTAGCAGCTATTGCTGCGATTACTGTTACACTTGTCCAGCTTGTTAAAAACCAAGAGTTACCGCAAGCGAAGTTCAGAACTATCCTTGCTATTTTTGGTGGATTAGCGCTGATTATTAAGATGTCTGTTGCTGGTTTTAAGGAAATTGCAGGAATAAAAAATGACAGCGATAGTGCTGGTATAGTTGGTGCTATAGTCGCTATAGCTGTTATATTTGTAGCAATTGGTATATTGGTTGCGGCGGTTGCTGATATGGATGTTAAGAAAGACTCTATTGGTGTAATCGCGAGTGTGGCATCTATTCTGTTTACTGTGTCGAAAGCAGTTAAATCCTTTGCCGAATTGGAATTACTCGATTGGGGCAAAGGCTTATTCTCTGTAATAGCGCTGTTAGCTGTTATCACATTGCTTATGAAGACACTGAATGACGGTGCTCAGAAATTGCAAGAAGGTGGTCCAGAAGCCAAGAAAACATGGAAAACAGTGTTTAAAAATTACTTAGCTGTTGTTGTTGGATTAGGTTTATTGCTTGGCGAATTATATTTATTATCGAAGATGCCTGCTGGTAATATACTTATGGCTATTACATTATTCGCCAGTATAGCACTAGTCCTTACTGGTATGATGTGGGCATTAAGTAAAATCGCTACAAATACCAAGCAAGTCGATGATATTATAAAGTTACTAAAAGCCCTATGTACAGTGATGCTATCTGTGTCTGCTGTTATTTGGGTTATTAGTTCTTTAGTCGAACTAGTACTAACGGCTGCAGCGGCGTCTGGCGATGCTAAAATGGTATCCAGTATGCTATGGGATGTCGTAGGCGCTATAACGATGTTCGTTGCTGTTGTAGGTGGTCTTGCAGCTGCGTTAGGACTTTTATCGGTAGCACTAGGTCCGGCATTCTTAGCAGGTGTTCAAGCTTTAGGCACTTTCTTTGTAATGATCGCAGGTACCGCGCTGTTGCTTGCCATGGCTATAGAGCGTTTAGCAAAAGCTTTGCTTGAATTCGCAACAGCACTTACAATAACGCAAGCTGCTTTTGGCGGAAACCTTGAGAAAATAAGAAAAGCGGCTATTAATTTAGGTTCTGCGGCGGCTGAAGGTATTTCGGTATTCATCGTTAAGTCGTTAGAGTTGATTGCAGAGCTGGCACCAAGACTTCGTGCAGCGTTAGAAAAGATATTTGCTGAACTCGCAGATTTTCTCGGTGATAGCTGGAATGGAATGTGGTTCGGCATAGGTCAATTACTCGGTATGCCAATCGGAGCTGGTGCTTCTGCTTTATGGGGCATACTTTCTGGTTTCTTAGAGGCTCTTAATGATGAAGAAGCTATTGCTGAAGTAAACCGTAATGCTGTTGAATTGATAATTGCATTAATTAATGGTTTCAACATAGCTATAAGTACACATCAAGACGAACTTGCACAAGTTATTGATGACTTCTTGGATACAATTGGTAACTTTATCGAAGAAAAAGGTCCTTCGTTGATATCCAGATTTGCTTATCTTGGACTTCAAATAGGTGGAGCAATATTCGATACAGTTATTAATACCTTAAATGAAGTCTTTGGCTTGGACTTGAAGAGCATCGGTACTATGTCAGAGCGAAAAGCGCTCGAAGCAGAATTAACTGACCCTGATTCTTTCCACGACCTTTTACAGAAAAGAGACGAAGCTATTAAAATTGAAACCTTATACGGAGGCGGTAGTAGATTAACTGGCTCGTATAAGAAAGTCGGTGAATTCGCTGCTAAATATGGCTTAAGGTATGAGAAGCAAGTTAAAAATGCAATGAGCAGTTGGATGCTCACTCAAGACTTCAAAGACTATATGCAGCGAACAGGTCATACTAGAAATGACTTCACTGATGATATTTATGGATTGTCGTTGTTTGTAGAATATATGCAAATGAAGGAAGAAACAGTCCATAGATTAAAAGAACAATACGATAACGCTGTTGAAGAAGGTATGGACTCGACAAGAGAAAGGAAAGCATACCAAACAGCCCTTGATGCATTAAACACCTTGAGAGACGCAATGGGAATACATTCTCCGTCAACAGAGACCACGGAAATGGGTGAAAATCTCGGTGCAGGTCTTGTTCAAGGTATCACAAACTCAGCGCCTAGCGTAGAAGAAGCGGCTAAGAATTTAGGTTCTTCGATTATAGGCTGGTTTAAAGACGGCATAACAAAAGTCGGTGTTCAGAAGGCTGACGATGCTTTAGGTCTTGGCGGAGCTCTTACTAAGATGTTTGATGAGGGTGCAAATCCTCTTGAAATTATTAATAAAGTAATCGGCGAAACAACAAGTCAAAGCGGTGTTGAACTCGATGTTGGCAGTATATTCTCTGGAATAGGTCTTGGTAAGTCACTTGATACGAGCACTATAACAGAGTCTGTAAACAATGCTGTGGCTGCTGCAACTGGAGCTAGTGCACCGCCTAATGTTGAAGTTCCTGTTAGCGCTGATATGTCACAATACAACGCTCAAATGGCAGGACTCACTGACAGTGCTGGTTCGTTCGATATGAGTTCAGTATCAGGGTTGAACAACCTTGGCAATGTGTCAGGAATTGATGAAATGCCGTCTGATATCTCGTCTATGTCTTCCGATATGGGCGATATGAGTGACTATTCGGCTTCTACAGCTAATAACACTGCATCTTTGGCAGGTGTAACATCTGACGGTATCTCAACTATTGTATCTGAAATCAGAACTTTAGACCAAGATGTGGTTTCTGCTATAACTGGTGGTACTGCAACTATTGGCAAGTCTGCTAGCGTTGCCGCAAGCGGCGTAACCAGTATAGATGATTCAACGAAAATTCAAAATGAGTACACCAAAGACATTGCAGCTAACTCTGAAGAGCAGACTGAAGACAATAAGGAAACTAAGAGTGCTTGGAAGAAAGTTGATCTTCAGCCTATAGAGAAGAATCAGCGAAAGATATTGAAGGCATCCTCTAACAGTCGAGTTGAAATCGAGAGATTCATAGGAAAAGCTTCAGATAAGGATGACCGTAAAGAGCGTATTGCCATCGCAGACCAGATTACAGATGAAGTCGCTAACGCTTCGTGGATTGATGACGAAGAGAAACGCAAGAAATACGTATCTGAAAGGTCTGACAAACAAACAGCTTATCAGCTTAAAGACGAATTACGCTTAGCAGATGCGGCTATTGATATTCAGAAGACAAATAAGGAAACAGCGAAGCAACTTGAAGAGCAAAAGAAAGTTGATGCATTCAGTAAGATAGAAAATGTTGTTGGAAAGTACATAAAGGAAAATAATTTAACAAAAGAAGAACAATCAGTATTATGGACAAGAGTCGGAAATTGGTTGAAGAAGAATAACAATTTATTCTATGAATTATCCATTCTTAGGTCTGACAAAGCTACTAATGAACAAATTAGAAACGCTTTAATGTTCTTTGAAGAGAATGGTATTAACATTGCCAATGCTTATGGTAAGAACGATGAGAATTATATAAAAACGGCAGAGGCATTGTCTTATCAATTACCGAACTATCTTGACGCTATTTACAATGGTCAAGTCGTAGCTAATAGATTAGCAGAAGAACAGCCCAAGAATACCAAATCGTGGATTAGACAGGGTGTAAATAAACTTGTCGGCGCTGTTGCTGGTATAGACTCAATTACTTTCGATAAGAAGTATGAAGAGCTCTTAGACAAGTTTGGCGTAACAACCACTAGGCATTTAGCTAGCATCGACAACAATCTTGGAAAACTGCCGAAATATGCAGCTAAAGAAGAGGAGACGGCTAATGAGAACCTTGAAACCAACAAGAAAACAGGTAACCATATAGTTAAGATAAGAGATTGGGTTTACGACCAGTCGCTCAAAAACACTGATACCCAAAAGTTTTCTAAGAGTCTTCGATACATATACAACAATGATAATGAATGGACTAAGAAGTATGGTTATAGAGATGCTAACAACATCGTTCATACTGGTTCTTCAGGTATGTATATGTCCAAGGAAGATAGTTTTCTTCAATTGATAAAGACTGGAAAAGAAGTTACTGACACACTTAAACCTTTGGCAGGAAAAACAATTGAAGAAGTGTTTAAAGAACTTCAGGAACAGCAAGTTAAGAATGCTGTATACAACTCCGACTTTAAGTTGTTTGATCCGATAGCCGTTGTTACAGGACTAGGTTCAGCAATATTCCAGCCTCTTACTTCAAAGATTGTAGATGCGGCTACCAAAACTACCGACTCAAAATCAGCTACGGTATCGGCTACATCGGCTGTGGTTAATATGGACAATGTAAGTACAGTAAACACCGCGTCTACAGGAACGACAAATGTAGCAACAACATCAGCTGATATTTCAGGAAAAGTAATGAATTCAGAAGAATCCAAGAAAACTGCATCCGCAAGTGGAGTAGATTATTCGGCGTCTATAAATGCTATTAAGACAGAAGTTGCTGACATCAATACTCGTCTGAATGATATTTACACAAGACTTGAAAAGACCAATGTTGTGATGGATACGGGAGAACTTGTCGGTGCAATAGGACCAGAGATGGACGCATATCTTGGTAATCAAATGGCTATGGTAGGAAGGGGTGTGAGCTAATGGCGTCACAATATTCTATTGATATTCATTCTGTAGAAATAAACGGTTATAACACTTGGGACGAGTGGCATCTGATACCCGAGTCAAGACCGATAATTGAAATGCCTCAACGCAGAACACAAATTGTGGACATCCCGACCATCGACGGTGTTATTGATATTTCAGAGAGTTTAACAGGCTACCCAGTTTTCCAGAATAGGACAGGTAGCCTGTCTTTTTATGTTATGCACGAGTATTATACAAACGGTATGACGTGGAAAGATATGCATAATCGCATAGTAACTCATCTTCACGGTAGAAAGCTGCGAATGAGGCTAATGGATGACCCAGATTTTTACTATGAAGGATATTTTTCTATGGACTCGTGGACTACGGACGCGGACCCTGGGCATTCTAGAGTGAAAATCAGTTATGACTTGCATCCGTATAAAAGAAAACTAGTGGAAACTACTATAAGTATACCTGTGAATGGCACGAGAGATGTAGAGTTATCGACACTCCAGCCAGCAAACCCGACAATGAAAGCATCCGTTACAGCAGGAGAAAGTATCACTTGTACGGGTCCGACTTATGGCGGGACTAATAAAACAGTTACTCTAACTGCGATGGATACAACATACAATGATATTTTTGCTACAGAGTTTATTAACGATGGTATATTAACTTTTAACGGTTATGGCACAGTGGACATAAGGTATACAGAAGGGCGGTTGTGATTATGTATTCGATAAGTGTAACTAATGGAAGCAATACAATCGAATTCTATAACGACATTGTTCAAGATGTATCCGTCCAATTGATGAATCCATCTTTAAATCTAACGGCGGGAGCGGCAGGCTCATTGGAGTTCACCATACTCCCGTCGAACATTGCATACAATGAACTGCATATGTTCAGTTCAACTATCGGTGTATTTCGTGACGGTACAGAGATTTGGCGTGGGCGAATCTTAAAGGTTGACTATGACTATTGGAATAGAGGTCACTACACAGTTGAAGGAGCTCTTGCGTTTCTTAACGACACACAGCTTGAACCATTGGAAGGCGGTTATACAACTGCTGAATTCCTGTTAAAAGTGTTGGACGAGCACAACAATAAAGTCAGCAACGACCGAAAACTATATAGAGGTAATGTTACAGTAGAGGGTTCTTTTACATACGCTGAAAAGAACTTTACTGATTCACTGTCGGCTTTGAAATCAAATTTGACAGACCCATTTGGCGGGTATCTCAATGTGAGAATTCAAAATGGTACACCATATGTGGACTATGTTCATTACTACGAAAACCAAAACGCTCAGTCTATTGTCTTTAACCAGAATTTATTGGACTATTCCAAGAATATGTCAATAGAAGATGTGGTTACTGTGTTAATACCGAAAGGTAATAATAATTTATATTTAGATGATTATTACTATGTAGACCGTGGTTTAGTCAGTCAGTATGGACGAATAGAGCAAACCAAGGACTTTAACGAAATCGACAATGTAACAGACTTGTCCGAAGCGGCTCGTGAATACTTATCTACTGAGCAGTTTGAAAAGCTAGTGTTGGAACTTAGTGTGTTTGACCTGCATATGCTGAATCCGTCTATTGGATATTTTAATCTGCTTGATTTGGTCAATGTTAAATCGGTTCCCCACAATATAGATACTGCAACTATTGATTTGGACCTTGTCATAACCGACATAAGTATTAAGTTCGATAAGCCCGAATCTACAAGCATTAAAGTTGGCTACGACAGTACGCTGACCGCCGCCGGGTATATGAATAAGTACTCTAAGCAAAGCCAAGAGGATGCTAAGAAAGCAGCAGAGGAAGCAGCTGATAATTCTCCAGCATTGGAAGCTATGCAAGGTTCATTTGCTATACAGGATGAGCTCACGACTGCCATAACCAAGTACTTTCTTAGGTCACAGGCAGTGTATAATAGAGCCAGAAGGACTGCATCTTATCCGACTGCTCAAGCGGCAACTTATTGGGTATGGGCTGGAAACGGACCTTCGTCAACTGGGAGCTATTACTCTCAAAATCAAATAACCATCAAAGACGATGAGATACACGCAGGTCAAACTTTGTATCCGACAGCAAGTGCTAATGGGTATAATGTTGCCAACACAACTCTGTTCCAATGGAATGGGCGACAGCTGTATTATATTTCGATAGAGGGTTGTACAACATCGCCGTATAAAGCTTACACCTTTGTATCTCCGTATAGTATATGGGGCAATGGTAGTAGCGATACTGAAGAAGCGTTTAATGCTAAGTTCGCGGTTCGTATACCTACATCGGCGGCTCAAGACATTGCGGCGGCTCTGGAATGGGAAACACAGACTATCGAGAATGTCACGGTCGATGAAAATACGCAAGAAGAAGTTACTGAGACGACTTCCGTTCGTATACCAGTTATAAGGCTTGGACGTGGCGATACATCTGGAAACGGTGTATTTGAGATAAAAAAGAATGTAGAAGGTCCGTCTATGCTTTATGATAGTCGTACAGCTGACGTAAATCATCACGGATTCAAAATAGAAGATGACGGAGCTAAACTTGTAACCAATGACTATGTTACTAATATATCGCCAATGTATATAGGAACGGACCTTAATAATGTCCCCTCAGATTTACCTAGTGGAACATTGATAGGTATATACGCAGATCCTGGTAATACTCCAAGTGAACCTGAACCTGAACAGTCTGGAGGTGGTAGCTGATGAGTGTGATACATATAACAACCCCGGAGCAGTTCGTGCAAGTGTTTAATAGCTCGTCGGCAATAGGAAGTAGTTCGGACTATGCAGAAATATATCTCGATAACGACATTGATTTTGAAGGATATTTGGAAGAGCAAAGTATTACACATTGGCGGTCATCTGTCGACGGTGGATTAACAGACTACTATAAGTTTGACGGACAAGGATATTCAATAAAGAATCTTGTCATTTCCCAAGGTGATGAGAGATTCCAGTTTATGTGCACCAATGTTAATGGGTATATCAGAAATCTTGTTTTTGACAGTTGCCATTTTACGAACGCATATACAGGTGGCAACTGGTGCCAATTATTGGCGTGGAAATGTTTAAGCGGGAACACTCCAACCGACACTAATCCGTGTATCGAAAACATTATAGTTAAGGGCAATTGTTCATATACAAACGCTCGTGGTATTAGTGGTAGCAATATTTTTGCTATTGCTATGATAGACGACCGTGTAAATGCGCCGCAAAAAAGATTAGTCAACAGATTGGGCATTAGCGGAACTTATAGAGCAAGATTTGTATACGGATGTCATTCAAATAATTATTTTAGTGGTATAAATATTTATATGAATGCCGAAATTCATTGTTATGAAGGGGCTTTATTTAGACCTCAAAATAATTATAGCGGTATGACTGTTACAAATGCATGGAATAGAAGTAAGGTGGAGGCTACTAATTATTACGGGGGGATAACCGGATGGCAAAGCAATACTCAACTTTTATATTGCTATACGGATATGACGAACATTGGAGGAACACCAACTTATGGTATATGTCCAATCGGGAATAACCCCTCTGCATCTAATATGCTTGAGTGCTTATATTGTGCTGACTATACAATAGGCGATGCCAGAGGCGTACGGGTAACCAGAGAAGACTTAAAGGATGTAAATTTCCTTAGACAGAGAGGCTGGTTGATATGAGTGATATACCTATTTTGTCTTATACTTTACCAGGCTCGAATCCTGTATTGCATCAAAACTATTCCGGTGGTTTTACTTTATTTACCGTAAATATAGCACATTTTCATCTCTATAAAATACGTATACCGTTTAATTGCGGAACTGCAACAGCGGGGTATATCTATTTATTTACTACAATAAACGGGATAACTTATCGTACCGAGAATATGGCTACATCCCCGGATGATCAATGGTTTGAACTGGATTTCGGAAGTAGTGGACTTGAATTAGAAAATACAAGTTTTGCACTAAACATTTGGGGAGCAACTACAAGCCCGCCTGCCAACTGGGTAACATTGTGGGAAGAAGCAAGCTATACATATCCTGTTATTATTAAAGATGAAAACAATAATCCTGTAGGTATTAATATTACCAATAGTATTGGTATAACTTGTAAAGCAGAATTTATTGGCAAAAAATATGCTTCCCAATGGTATATGGACTCCGACGGTTACCCAGTTACTATTCCCTGTGCCGCTAATTGTCATCCATTTGAGGGCTTTGATAATCCCTACGGTATTCTTGACGTATGGAAGCTTGATAATAACAACGAAGGATATCCGTGGACATTCGGATGGGATGCTCCTGTTGGAGATACTAATTGGTATATTAAACTGTCAGATGGTTCTATAGTTCCGTTGAAATGGTACATTAAATTGTCAAATGGTTCAATAGTTCCGTTATTGATGAACAATATTAAAAGATAAACATAAGGAGGATTGATATTTATGGCAAGATACGAAGATATAGTAAAAGCTATAATTGAACAAAATGACTATTACAGACTCCCTCAGAGTAGAATAGAAGCTATCCTGCTCAAAATAAAACAAGTTATCGAAGAGGAAGGCGGCAAAGCAAAGCCTGTTAAATGGATAGGTGTAACTACCACAGAAATTACGGATAAGAGTAATGTCAATCCTATTGTGATAAATGGCGCTACAGTATATGCTGAAACGGGAAACATCGTATCCTATGAAGACAGCGAATTTATATTTAGAGGCGACATATGGCAGGCATTCGGCAATATGACAGGGTATATACCAGATGAAGGTAATACTACAGATGATAGTTTTAGTCTTCATAGAAAAACTATGATGATTGGTGCCACTGATGCAGCAGAGTTTAATTGTAATAAAAAAGCAACTGTGCGCGGCGGAAATGGCGTTGATATTATTGGAAACGAAAACGGTGTAAATATAGATAAGCTTAACGGCTATATTCCGAACACAGGTAACGAAACCTCAGATAACTTCGTGTTGAAAAGAAAGTCGCTGGATGTTCGTGCGATGAACGGTAATGCAGTGTTTATGAACCAAGCAGACAAGTTCTTGTTCAATGTTAAAGCCGACAAGACTATGCATTATATTCAGGGCAATGGCGGAGCTACACCCGGCAATGAAGTAATGACCTCTGATAAGGTTGACACTAAGTTGGAGAATTATATTCCTGATACAGGCGATAATGTTGAAGGTAGTCTATCAATCACCAGAAAAAATGGTGCTATAACCTTAACATCAGCTAATCCTACCACACAAGCTGGCGGTAATGTCATTGTCAGTCCTGATGGTGGAGTCGGTATCAATGGTGCTGGGAATTTAACGCTTGGTATGTCTGGAAGTATCGTTGGCGGATGCGGCGGTCCTATAAACATAGCATCAGCAGGACAGGGCGGAATAACCTTTAACTCGAATGCAGCAGTTGTGTCAACCAGAAAAGTAGCGCTTCAGCTCGATGGTAATGATACCATAAGTGCTTCCTATGTAGATGGCGCCCGTGCTATTATTCTTAACGCGGTTCATGCATTGTATAATGGTCACCAGATAGCTACTCTCGACGACCTTGTTGGATATTTGCAGAATAATGCTAAGTACCAAAACTTGACACTGGGAAGCACATATTCTCAGCTAAACGAACATTCCGATATTGCATTAAATAATACAGCGGGTTCTTTAAGTACGACTGGTACAGCTCAAGTAGCTGAATTTAACACAAATGCTGCTGGTATTGCGGAGATTGTATCTAGAGAAACCGCAGTTGACGGCGAAAACATTAAATTGACTACAGATATTGTAGCAGGCAAAGTTACTGTAACAAAATATGACAGTCTTGATGAAGAAACCTATACGTTATTTACTGTAAATGACAGTGGAGCATATGTCGGTGCGGCTTCAGCAAATACCAAGGTCATGACACAATCTGACCTTAATGCGGCTCTCGGTAATATCGAAGCTGTTTTGAATGCTATAGTGTAAGGAGGTTTTATATTTTATGAGTATTGCAAGTAAATTAGAAGAGCTCGTTACGCTCAAAAACACATTAAAAACAAACCTCACAGCTCAGGGTGTGGATATAGGACAAGCTGATACCTTTACAGACCTCGTGCCTATGGTTATGGATATCGAGGGTGGTGGCGGAGAACCAGCTGAAAAGACAGTATTGTTTATTGATTATGACGGTACTGTTTTATATTCTTACACGGCTGACGAGTTCCTTGCGCTTTCGGCTATGCCAGACAATCCAGACCACACAGCTGACGGCTTAGAGTCGCAAGGTTGGAACTGGTCGTTTTCTGATGCTACAGAATACGTAACAGATTATGGTGCATTGGTAATCGGTCAAATGTATATCACGGCTGACCGTACAACCAAAATATATGTCGATGCTATGGACGCAGATTATCCGTTAGCGTTGAATTTTTCAGTGCTGTTAAGAACTATTAGCACTACTTGGACAGGTTCTATAGACTGGGGCGATGGTACAACCGCAACTGTTGACTCTGGAAGCACTGCTGAAACCTTCACCCATACATATGCAGACGGCTTAGAGCACTGTATTCGCATCCAAGTAGATAGTGGTACATTGATATTAGCGCAGACTGATGCCACTACAGAAATGTTCACTCGATTCATAAGCAAAGTTGAAATCGGTAGTGCAACGGACATCGGCGACTATGCGTTTCGTCTGTGTTATAAATTAGAGACAATAACATTACCAACAAATGTTACGGCTATTGGTTCTAATGCCTTCAACAGCTGTACAAATCTTAAATCAATTAATGTATCGAGTGACGTTTATTATGTAGGTGCTGGTGCATTTTCCGCCTGTGTAGCTTTAGAATTTGTATCGTTATCAAAATATATTTCTGATATTAACGCCAACGCATTTAATGGCTGTCATGCACTCAAAATAATAACGATATCGCATGAGACTGCAAGTATCGGTTCAAATGCTTTTAGACAGTGTTATAACCTTAAGATTTGTACAATACCCGGTTATGTTACAACAATTGGTGATTACGCGTTTGATACTTGTTATAGTCTTAAAAATGTAAAGTTGTATGAGGGAACTACTTCAATAGGACAGAATGCTTTCAATAGTTGTGATAGGCTTGAGTCAATTATATTACCCAATGGTTTAACAACAATAGGTCAGGCGGCTTTTAGGGGCTGCAAGGCGCTTAAGTCAATTAATATACCAAACACAGTTACAGTAATTACTAGTTCTGTTTTTAGTGGCTGTGGTAAACTTGAGTCAATTACATTGCCCAATGGTTTAACAACATTAGATGGCAGTGTTTTTAGCGACTGTCATGCGCTTGAGTCAATTACATTACCAAATAGCTTGACAGAAATAGGACAACAGACTTTTTATAACTGTTACGCGCTTAAGTCAATTACGTTACCAAATACGATTACATTTATAGGAAATGGTGCTTTTAATAGTTGCACAGCGCTTGAGTCAATTACATTACCAAGTAGCTTGAAAACAATTAAAAGCCAGTTATTTTCGGCTTGTAATAGTCTTAAAGAAGTCATAATTCCTAGTGGTGTGACAACTATCGAGGACTTTGCATTCCAGTTTTGTCACAGGCTTAAGCGTGTTGTTATACCGGACAGTATAAACAATATTGGAAAATATGCTTTTCAGGATTGTTTCTCACTAGATACCGTTAATATACCGGACACTGTAACTCGTATATACCAATATGCATTTCAAAATTGTAAATGTTTGCCGGAAATTATGATACCTAGCGGAGTTACCTATTTGGAGCAATTTGCATTCCGCTATTGTTATGCTATGAATGTTTGTAGACTCTTATCGACTACACCGCCGACTTTAGGCACTAGTGTGTTTAACAGTAACCCGTGTACTATAGTAGTTCCTAAAGGTTCGTTATCGGCGTATCAAGCTGCTAGTGGATGGTCTGAATTAGCGTCTCGTATGGTTGAAGCTGAGGAATGATATTTTAGATGGCAACCATAATTACCGGAATCATCGGTCTTATCGGTTCTGCTTTTGGTGCTCTGGTCGGTGTGTATGCAAACTCAAAAATGATATCTTATCGACTAGAGCAACTTGAGAATAAAGTTAATGCTCATAACAACCTCATAGAGCGTATGTACCGTAACGAACAGACTGATGAAATCCAAAACGAAAAAATTAAAGTAATAAATCATCGTATAGACGATTTGGAAAAGGAGGTTCAAAATGGTTAATAGAAACTGGGATTTGTGGATAAAGAAAGCTGGTGTTAGAGCTATCAAGACTATGGCTCAGACTGCTATTGCTACTATCGGCTCGGCATCGCTTATAACACAGGTTGACTGGCTAATGATATTTTCTGCAACATTATTGGCAGGCGTACTGTCAATACTTACCAGTTTAGCCGGACTTCCTGAAATTGACCTAATTGAAGAACGCCAGAAGCTGGATGAAAAGCTTGTGGAGGCGTACAAGCAATGAACATCAAGGTAAAGCCTTGCAATAGGTCAAATTATGGTAACATTAGACAGACGACTGCCTACATAGTAATTCACTACACGGGCAATGAAAAAGATACAGCCAAAGGAAATGCAACCTATTTTGCAAACAACTATGTAGGCGCGTCTGCTAATTATTTCGTTGACGATAATGATATTTACGAATCAGTACCTGAAAAGTACACCGCGTGGCACTGTGAGACAAGAGGTATGTCTTTTAAATGCTCGTGCCGCAATAACAATTCAATAGGGATAGAACTCTGCACTTGCGGAGACTACCAAATTTCAGATAAAACCGCTCAAAATGCCGCCGAGTTGGTTAAACTCTTAATGGAGAAGTATAAACTTTCGCCGAATAGAGTTATAAGGCATTACGATGTGTGTGGTAAACTTTGCCCAAAGCCGTGGGTGAATGATATTTTAAAATGGCAAAATTTTAAGGAGATGCTTAGCGATATGACAGAAGCACAAGTATCCAAAATATGTAACGATATGATTTACAAGCATAACAAAAATCTTGAAGACAAGCTCGTTACTTTTATTAATAATAAAATAGACAGTAAACAGCCTGTGGTATACAACAAACTTGAAGACATTCCTGCGTGGGCGGTTGACACTGTTACAAAATTTGTTGAAGGTGGAATACTTAGAGGCGACGGCAGTAATCTTAATATATCGGAGGATATGCTTCGTATATTGGTTATGATTGACCGAATCCTACAGTAATCCTACACCCAAAACTCTAAAACCCTCTCTGTTCTACGAATTTATATTTTGTTAGAATGGAGAGGGCTTACTTATACAAATAATTCTTAGGCTTCTAATTTTTTCGGTTACAGTTTTTTCGGCTTAGTATATGGAACGAACAAGCTTATATGAATGAAAGGAGAATTTATATGAAAAAGACAATAATGACTATAATTAAAACTTTGGCGTTCGTGGTTTGTATGACGCAAGCAGTTGAAGCTGCCGAGGTAACATACGGACCTGTATTAATGCACGAGACTGAAATGCATGAGATTGACATGACTAATGCTTATGAGTATGCAATCGAGCAAATACTCATAGAGTATGTGTTAGCAGATGATCCAAATGCTAGAGATATCAGTGTGCGAGTACAGGACAAGTATTATCCTGATGGCGTGTATAAATATGCTGTGTGTATTTATACAAGCGATGGTCAAAGTTATCAGGAGGATTATTGGATGGAAACAGATTTTAGCTTGACGTAATAAGGGGCGCTTCGGCGCCCTTCTTATTTTTTTTATTTACAGTTTTTTCTACTTGGTATATGAAACATAAAGCTTATACCTAAGAAAGGAGAATAACTATGAAAAAGATATTAACAACAATTTTAACGATTTTGGTATTAACGAGTATGACACAGGCGGTTTCAGCTGCATCAGCAGAGTACGGTCCTGTATTGCGTTATGAAACGGAATTTAGAGCGATTGACATTACTAATGTCTATGAGCGTGAGATTGAAAGAAAACTCATTCTCACAGCATTAGCTAATGATAGCAACGCACACGATTTCGACGTGCGCATACAAGAAGTGTACAATGAGGATGGAATCTGGAAAAACGCAGAGTGTACATTCGTATACTCTAATGGCAAAAAAGGTTGGTTGTGTTCTTTGACAAGGAGGAATTGGGCGGCTTATGATGATAACAAGTAATTAAGGCGGGCGCTTCGGCGCCCTTCTTATTTTTTACAATCTTTTATATTTTTTACATATAGTTCTGCTCCTTATATGAAGGGAGGTGGCTGTAATGATTGCAGTTATTGCATTATTGATAGGAGTGTTATTAAATGCTCCTGCGATATGCCTAATTGGAGTATTCTTATGGCTATCGAGCAACGGTAATTAAGAAAGGAGGACACTTATGAGAATCGTAGGTTGTATTATACTAATTATGATGGGAATGGGTATGATTGGACATACCGAGATTACGAGCCCAATTATGGGTATAATATTCATCGGTATAGCAGGATACCTACTCTTCAGTAAGAGTTGATGACAACTAGAGAGCATCTTATAGGTGTTCTCTTTTTTTCTACCTATTATATGGAACAGAGAAAGGAGAATTATTATGATAGACAAACAAGCAATTAAAGCAACATTGGAAACGGTAAAAGCAAAAGCTTATTGGACTGGAAAAAGTGCACTTGAATGGGTGGCGGATCATCCATTGATATCTGTGTGCGCACTTAGTTCAGCTGCGGCGATAGTCAGGTCTTCACATAACCTGAAAATAGCTAAAATGAACAGGGAAGTACGCCTCAGAGAGTCGGAAGACCGCCTTGAGAGGGCGCGCTTAAAGTATGGAACCAATGAGGAGGATGAAGAACTTTAATTAGTACTTATTGAATGAATTCTGTTCCGCATAAGGGCTCTTCGGAGTCCTTATCCTTTTAGTTTTGGGAGGTGATATTATGACTATTTTATTGATATTAACATTTTTAATCTTAGCGTTGTTAGCTGGAATACTCTATACAGTGGGTCATTTCATCGGTTACTTTATCATAGCGTATCTTGTATACAGAATAATAAAAAAGTTCATAACCATAGAATAATACAATTTTTTCCTTTCTTTATATGGAACTAAAGGCTCTATTTAATGAAAGGAGAATTTATTATGACATTAAAAGAGGCAAGAATTATGCACGAGGCTCTAGCCGAACATGGCGCTGAAATTTTCAGTGATATGAAAGACGCTTGGAACACCACAAAATTAGAGTGTAACGGCGTATGTAAAATGATCCTTGAGATTAGCGATGACGGCGTAAGCTATACTGGTGCATATAAAGTCGGTAAAAGTCACCGTAAGCTTTCTACTAAAATAGTAGACTTTAGTGACGAAGAGTAATATATTAGGCGCTTCGGCGCCTTTTATATTTTTTTCCTTTCTTTATATGGAACTAAAGGCTTTTAAGTCAACGAAAGGAGAATTATTATGACTGTAAAAGAAGCGAAAGACTTGCACAGAGAAATAATGGAGGGAAGCGATGGAACACTCAGGGAGATATTCTCACAGTGTGGTATTGCCGCCTTATGGAGTGAGGAAGGATCATGCGCGTGGGATGAAATTGAAGAATTGAATTTCCAGCTGACCAAAGATGGATTTTTCTTTGTGGGCAGGTACAAAATCGGAAAGAAAAGTCATAAAACATTAAGGTCTCAGATATTAAAGCCAGAAGATCTGTGATATATTGGGCTCTTCGGAGCCCTTTATATTTTTTTACAGACAATCCCAGTCCTTATATAGGGTAATGATTATGAAAGGAGATGGTTAAATGATAAATGCCCTGAAAGACAAACTTCTGAAGGAGATGGAAGGAGTGATGAGTGAAATTAGTAACGAAACCATTGACAGCGAACGTTACGCAACTCTGGTCAAGCGATTGAGAGAGTTGGTCGATACGTATGAGGTAATTGAGAAAGAGGAACGTCAGCACGACTTGAACTGCGATAGAGCGGAGCGTGATATAGAGCGTGACCGTAAGCAGCAAGAGAATGCTGAACGCGAAATCCGTATCAAAAGGAACTCAGCGATAGCAGACGCACTCTTGAAAGCTCTTGGCATTGCGGCAACGACGGCTACCACTGTCTGGTGGGTTCGCAAGGGTCTTGAATTCGAGGAGACTGGAACCTTCAGAAGCAACACTATGAAGGACGGAATAAGGCATTTACCCTTAATCCGCAATATGATTAAAACACCCTGATGTAAGGGGCGCTTCGGCGCCCTTTTATATTTTTTACAGACAATCCCAGTCCTTATATGGAGTAAAACAATAGAAAGGAGATGAAACGAATGAAGATTAAAGTAAATTGGAACAACATTACAATCGGATTAACGGCTTTGGTTGGTCTTATTGGACTGGCACAGAGTTTTGCATCAGGTAAGGTACTTGATGACAAGGTAGCTAAGGCGGTTGCTGAAGCTATGGAGAAGAAAGGAGAACAACAATGAAACTTAATCTGACAAACACCAAACTCTCGTTGATATTTGGAGCGGGAGTTGGTGGACTGGTAATTAGCTTTGTTGAGGGTGCTATAGCAGGAGCTAAGGCATCTAAAGCATGTAAAGACAAAGAAGCCAATACAACCGTTGAGAAAATCAAGGTTGGAGGTAAGTACTTTGCGGTACCGACATTGATATTCTTTGCATCGGTGTGCGGTATAACCATACCGTATGTAACGGTGACAAAGAGGAATGCGGCATTGTCAGCACTATTGGCTTCTACAGCGGCATCGTATGAACTCTACAAAAGCAAGGTAGAGGAAATGATGCCAGAAAAGGCTAAAGAGATTAAGAACAAGATATTAGGTGACACAATCAAGAAGAACCCTCAGACCAAAGACAACACTGTGTCTAGAACAGGGTCTTTTGATGGTGAGGTACAGACATTCTATGATACCTTTACGGGGCTGTATTTTGAGTCATCGGTGGTGCGCATCGAGAAAGCAATAAACATCGTAAATAGGTTACTGTTAAACGGTGACTGCGCGTCTCTTAGGGACTTATACGGTGAGATGTGCGATGACTACAAACCCGCCGATATACTGGATTGTCTCGGTTGGACATACGACCAGTACGCCTCCAGTCGACCTATAGACGTGGAGATAACAGCGGTGCAGCACAACGGTAAACCGTATATGGCTATAGAATACTTGACTAATCCAATATTCACCTAATGAGTTGGGGGCGCTTCGGCGCCCTTTATATTTTACAAAAAAAACTTACCTTTATATGGTAATATTAAATAAAGTTTTTAAAGTCAGAAAGGAGAATAAAAATGACTGAAAACTATGACAACAATGTAACTGTTGACGAAGCTGTTGAAAAACTCAATGGCTTGGCGGAGGAGATGACACAGGGTGCCACAACAACACCTGAGCAGCCTATCAGCGTGTACGAGATGCCTCCGACACCGACGGTTAGTCCGTTTGCCGAGACTACTACAGACGATAAGCCTGTAAGTACGGCTAAATTGATTATCGGCGGTGTAGGCATCGCGGCAGCTGGGTACGGCGCGGTTAAGGGCGTTAAGTGGGTCATCAACAAAATCAAAACCGCTAAGGCGGAGAAAGAGGAATTTAGAAAGTGGAAGGAGTCACAGAGAACAGTGGTTGTGGAATCGGATGAGGTTCCTGAGACCGAAAAACTTTACGAAGACGAATTTACCGAGTAAAATAAGGGGCGCTTCGGCGCCCTTTATATTTTTTTAAAGGAGACTAAGGGAAAACAATGGCAAATAAAGAAACTTTATTATCGGCAATAGCGTTTGAGCGTATGGATATTACTATAAAGCTCTTGACCAGAGAGTTCTATGACGCCGAGGAAGATGAAGATATGCAGCTTAAAATGTGTATACTTCAATATATTTTCGAGTATGTGTTAGAGCACGAAGACTCGAGTGTAGATAAAATCTTGTTTGATTTGGATAGGAAGTTCACTGAAAGACTCGACAAAGGAAGGATATTTAGTATTGCCACGGACGTTGTAGCATATCTGAACGAGCAATGTTATGGGGGTGTTTTAATTGAAGACCATAACCGCTGATAACCTTTCTCAATTTAGAAAAGAACAGATATTTATGAGTACCTTGGAGTCAGTAGACGAGCTGAATTGGGACGAATATGACAATTATGCTATGAACTATACAGACGAAGAAGACTTTGACTCATTAGGTCAGCGAATAGCTCTGATAGATTCTATGTTCGAGTATGTATTTAATCATCCAGACGAATCAGTCTTCGAGTGCTGGGAGTATTTTAGAAACTCTTGCCAAGAACGCTCTCTCAGCAAAGATGTTCCCGACAATATGCGTCGTATGTATATGGAATATTGCGGAATATTAGAATATATATGGGATATGTACGAAGAAAATGTTGAAGCAGTAGTAGACTACGCTAATGATATTTTAAATAAAAGAGAAGAGGAGGTGACTAATATTGGAGAACGAGAAAAAGAAAGGATTTTTACAGACATTCTTGGCTGAGGATTTCCCCAAAATTAAGAATTATATTTGGGAAGAAATGGTTAAACCTGCCGCTAAGAAGACAGCAAGTGACATTGTGCACAATACGGCTTCAGCTATTGCAAATTCAGTAGAAGCCGCAGGTGATATTGCTATAAACCACGATACCAAACGCAAATATATGGAAGGTCGAAATTATGGTAGGTCTTCAGCTTCTGTGTATCAAGGAAACTATCGTGGAAATGTCGATGGATATGTTGAACCTGATAACGGTTATAAAAAGATTTATCTTCGTTCCAGACAAGAATGCGAAAATATTCTGATGGATTTGGACCAGCGAATACAAGATTACGGGCGTTGTACACTGAACGACTATTATGAAACTGTCGGCATTAGTGGTACAGCGGCGGACCAGTATTATGGCTGGGTTAATCTGCGAACTGCTCGCCCCGAACAAACACAACAAGGCTGGACAATAAGATTTCCCAGACCTATTAATTTAAGATAACATTTATATTTAGAAAGGAAGAAACAATTATGAAATTCTTAGAAGCAATCTCAAAATCAGCAACTTATCAGAAATTTATAACAAAAGTAGATGCTAATTCACCTAAAATATTATTGGTGACAGGCGTTGTTTCAGTAACTATCGGCGTAGGCACAGCAATATGGGGAACGGTTAAAGCAACTCCGAAAATCGACGAATTGAAGGCTAAGACAAAAGATATTCGTGAATACAAGCCTTGCGAGGGAGAGACATATAGCGATAAAGACCGCTCAAAGGATTTGGTTGTAACTTACACAAGAGCTGCGTGGAGCATAGGCAAGTATTATATTCCTACAATAGCGTTTACGGGGCTCGGTATTTTCTGTCTCGGAAAAGGATATTCGATACAAAATGCGCGCCTTGTAGGTATGACAGCCGCGTATAATATGGTTTCCTCAGCATTTAACAACTACAGAGCTGAGGTCGAGAAGAGATACGGAGCTGACGCCGATGCATCTATTTTAAAGCATACTGAAGAAATGCACAGAACTGAGAAGCCTGCGAGAAAGCCAGCATATGACATCGGTCTTGACTATTTCGGACGCTACATTGTACCCGGTATGGGCATATGGGACAAAGACCCTCAGCTTATGAAAATGCAAATAAATGCAACCAAAAATACATTCCAGACACAGCTTGAAAACGACCTACTGCGTAATAACTTGACAATCAATGAAGTTTTTAGGAAGCTGACGATTAAAGACTGTAAGGAAGGTCTTGTGTTTGGCTGGAAGAAAGGCGACATAATTGATATTTCGTGGGAAGAAGTTTGGGTTCCTAACAGTCTTGGCGAAAACGAGAAGTGTTACAAGTTAAGCTTCAACTGCGAGAAACTTTATTGAAAGGAGAGATAATATGAGAAACGGAATTATCGGCTTTGGCGTCGGATTACTTGTTGGATATTTTGTAGTACCTAAAGTCGTGGAAGGTGTGAAAAAAGGAATCGAAGAAATGAAAAAGGAACAGGAACCGGAAGTAACTGAAGAAAAAACAGAAGACGGCGAAGAACAAGCCGAAGAGAATGATATTCTTGAGAAGGCAAGGGAAAAAATAAGAAAGGAGGAAGAAGAGTCAGTGAGAAAACAACAAAGTCCTTTACCTAAAAAGAATAAGGGACACATTTACCCTATAACAGAAGAAGAGTATTATGCTATGTCCGACGACGAAGACGGCAGCGGGTATGATATTATTGAGTTGAACCTATATAGAAACGATGTTCTAGTCGATGAAGATGATAATGTACTTCCAATAGGTTTAACTATAGACGACAGTTTGGAGTATTTCGACGAAGCACAAGATACTTTGTATGTGAGAAACGACTTGCGTAAAGCAATATTTGTCATTCTAAGAAAGGATGAGGAATACGAAGGCGATACAGATATTGAAGAATGAATATAAGCAATATCTCTTCGCTAAAATCGGTTCGTTTATGCCAAAGTATAGTCAATTGATAGAATGGTTGTTCACGCGACCATTCTATTATATTTTGCCGAGAGATGCCAATCTGTATGAAGACGGCATAAGCTTAAGATACCACTTTGGTGTCAGTCGTCGAATAGACCAAGCAAGCATATCGTATGAAATTGATATTTCACCGTGTTCTATGCTTGAAATGATGGTTGCATTATGCGAAAAACTCGACAATATAACGCATACTGAAGACTTTGGTGTAGAAGACTGGTTTAAAATAATGCTGGAGTCGACCGAATACAATGGTCTGTCCAATGGATATTTCAATGAAGTAGCGGCGGAAGCTATAACTCAACGCTTCGAGCATCGTCAATTTGACGGGCAGAACGGCTTAGGAAGTCTATTCTGGACAGAAAAAGGTTACGATGAAGATGTAACAAATATTGATATTTGGCGACAGGCGATGAGGTACTGCGAAAAGATGTGAAGGGAGAGAAAGCGATGTGAAAAAAGACTTCTTTCGCATTAGTTACAAGACAACAAGAAACAGCATCGAAGTAAAGCCGACATTCATTAAAAACGAGTCTAAGGACTTGATGACTCGAGGCGGCGATTTCTATGCTGTATGGAACGAAGATACTAACTCGTGGTCTACAAATGAAATGACTGTAGTTAATATGGTAGACCAGGAGATAGACAATTACTGTGAGCAAAAGAAAAACGCATTTATATTTCCAGTAACAAAGCACTATATGTGGGACGCTTCATCTGGTGCAATAGATGACTGGTTAAAATATGTGCAGAGGCAGTGCAGAGACCATTTTCACAATCTCGATGAAACTGTGATATTTGCGAACACAGAAACAAGTCGTGAAGACTACTCATCAAAACGCTTACCATATGCATTGGAACCGAGCTCAACCGACGCATATGATGAGCTTATGAGTGTTTTATATTCTGAGGAAGAACGAAAAAAGATTGAATGGGCTATTGGTGCCATAGTATCAGGAGACAGTAAAACTATACAGAAGTTTTGTGTGTTCTATGGTGCTCCGGGTACAGGTAAGTCAACTATCCTTAATATTATAGAGGGTATGTTCGATGGATATTGTAGCCCATTCAAAGCTGAAGACCTCGGAAAAGTTTCTAAGGAATTTGCTCTTGAAGCGTTTAGCACGAATCCTGTGGTAGCTATTGACCAAGACGGCGATTTAAGCGGAATTGAGAATAATACGAGACTTAACTCGATTGTATCTCACGATGTAATGCTTGTCAACGAAAAATATAGGAAGGCTTATCCTAAAAAGTTTAAGACTTTTCTTATGATGGCTACCAACAAACCTGTTCGTATTACCGATGCTAAGTCGGGTTTATTAAGACGACTGATTGATATTTCACCAACAGGGAAAATAATAAAACCTGTCAGCAAGTACAACCGTCTAATGAACAATGTAAAATACGAATATGGTGGCATAGCGTATAAATGCAAAGAGTTCTATGAAGCTAATAAGAACCTATACGACAACTATGTTCCATTGTCGATGATGGGGGCTACAAACGACTTCTACAACTTTATGCTGGAGATGTTTGACATTTACGAAGAAACTGATGGCGTCGCTTTAAAGGAAGCTTATAACGCGTATAAACAGTATTGCGATGAAGCTAATGTGTTTCGTAAAATGTCCCGTAAGTCGTTCGCTGAAGAACTTAAAAACTATTTTGACAGTTTCGACGAAAGATGCTTGTTAGATGATGGAACTCGACCTCGAAACTACTATCACGGTTTCAAAAAAGACAAGTTTAAGAAACAAAATGCAATTAGTCCTGTAAAGGATGCTAATTGGATAGTATTAAAGGAACAGCATTCTATTTTGGATGATATTTTAGCAGATTGTCCTGCTCAATTGGCTAGTAAAAACGATAAGCCAACACAGAAATGGATAGATGTTACAGAAACCTTGAAAGACATCGACACCAGCAAAACGCACTTTGTGATGCCGGGTCAGGTTCATATTGCGCTTGATTTCGATTTACACGATGAAAACGGAAACAAATCGTTAGAGCGTAATATTGAAGCTGCTAAAGTTTTTCCACCGACATATGCAGAAGTTAGTAAAGGTGGACAAGGTTTGCATTTGCATTATATTTATGATGGTGATGTAAATAAATTAAGTCATATCATATCAGACAAAATAGAAATAAAAGTATTTACCGGCAACTCGAGTCTTCGTAGACGAGTAAGCTTATGCAATGATATTCCAGTCGCACATATAAGCTCTGGGTTGCCGTTAAGAAAGGAGAGGAAAATGGTTGATGAACATAAAATAAAAGATGAAAAACATCTACGAGCGTTCGTCGCCAGAAACTTACATAAGGAATATTGTCCCGGAACGAAGCCGTCTATCGACTTTATCTACGACAAATTAGAGGAAACCTATAACAACGGTGTGTACTATGATATTTCCGATATGTTTACACCGTTACTGTCTTTTGCAATGGGTTCAACAAATCATAAAGACTATTGCACAAAGAAAGTTAGGGCGATGAAGTTAAAGTCACAAGAAGAGGCTCCACAAGAAGCAACAGATGCTCCTATTGTGATATTTGACTTAGAGGTCTATCCAAACTTCTTCGGCATTGTGTGGACCAAATTAGGCAGTGGTTTATATGTTCGATGGATTAATCCAACAGGCGAGCAGTGTGAAGAGTTGTTTAAATACAGACTTATAGGCTTCAATAACAAACATTATGACAACCATATTCTTTATGCTAGAACACTTGGATATTCTAATAGAGCCTTATATGAGCTATCGCAGCGAATAATAAGCGGCGATAAAACTGCAGAATTCGGCGTCGCTAAAAATATTAGTTACACTGATATTCACGATTTTGCTTCAACCAAACAGTCACTGAAAAAGTGGGAAGTTAAACTTGGTATTCATCATATGGAAATGGGTATTCCTTGGGACCAAGATGTACCTGATGATATGATAGACAATGTTATGGAATATTGTGAAAATGATGTAAGAGCGACAGAAGCTTTATTTCATTATAAAGATATTCAGTCTGACTATAAAGCACGATTAATGCTGGCTGACATCGCAGGCGGAACACCTAACGACAGCACCAATACTCTGTCCATTAAATTTATATTTGGGGATAATAGAAAACCTCAATCGGAATTTAATTACAGAGATATGGGTGATGAAAGCCAAATCGACTATTATATTTTTAACGACCAATTCTGTGCTTTTACTAAGGACAATAAACCAATATTTCCCGGGTATAAGTATGAACACGGTGTCTCAACTTATAGAGGAGAAGAAGTAGGTGAGGGCGGTTATGTATATGCAGAACCGGGCATTTACGAGGGTGTAGCATTACTTGATATTGCATCAATGCATCCGTCAACTATAAGGGCAGAAGTCTTGTTTGGTGAAGAGTATACTCGACGCTTTGCTGAAATTGTGGATATTCGTCTTGCTATAAAACATAAAGACTTCGACAAGGTTAGGCATATGCTTAACGGTAAACTTGCGAAGTATCTTACTGACGAAGGCAGTGCTAAGTCATTGGCTCAAGCGCTGAAAATCGTTATTAACTCTGTATATGGCTTGACAAAAGCAGGATTCGACAATCCGTTCCGTGATATTCGTAACAAGGACAATATCGTGGCGAAGCGTGGTGCGTTGTTTATGATTAACCTAAAGCACGCTGTACAGGAAAAGGGATATACTGTAGCCCATATAAAGACAGATTCTATAAAGATACCGAACGCGACCCCGGAAATTATAGAATTTGTACAAGAGTATGGTAGGCATTATGGATATACTTTTGAGCATGAAGCTACATACGAAAAGATGTGCCTTGTAAACGATGCCGTATATATAGCCAAAGAGCAAGACGGACATTGGACAGCAACAGGAACCCAATTTGCAGTGCCGTATGTGTTCAAAACATTGTTCAGCCACGAGCCTTTGATATTTGACGATTTCTGTGAACTCAAAACAGTGTCTAAAGGAGCTATATACTTGGACTATAACGAAACTTTAACAGATGTAAGTGATGAGGAAAAAGAACTTAAAAAAGTAAAAGACAAGTACAAAAAAGGACTTATTAACGACACCACCTACGACAAAACGGCAACTGAACTGGAAGCTGAGATAGCAAAGGGTCACGACTACAAGTTCGTTGGACGAGTTGGATATTTTACACCAATCAAGCAAGGACACGGTGGAGCTATAATGAACCGTTTGGTAGACGGAAAGTATTCAGCTGTTACTGGTACTAAAGGCTACCGATGGCTTGAAGCTGAGATAGTGTCTAAGCAAGACAACTATATGGATATTGTTGACCAAAGCTATTATACATCTCAAGTTGACGATGCAATAGATGCTATATCACAGTACGGCGATGTTGAATGGTTTACAAGTTAATTTTACAGAAAATAATAGTTATTATATGGAAAATAATAAAGAAAGGAGAAATCATTATGGTGGAATTTATATTAGGAGCTCTCTTTGGGGGTTCGTGGACAATCTTAACGAGGATGTTCATTGACCATCGAGTTTCCGTTATCAGGGAACGCATGGAAAATGAGAAACAGTCCTTTTTGAGAGAGGCTATGGAAAGCTTCAAAGAGGCTCTAAATGACAACGACAATAGTGATTTAACGTGAATTTTAATTAAGGCGTTACGAATGAATCGTGGCGTCTTTTTCTTTTTCCAATAGTAACTATTGATATTTAAAAAAAGGAGAATAAAAAAATGAGTATTTTTAAAAGTTTAAGCAATGGAAAAGTAGCTATCGAAGATGCAAGGGTAATTTATAAGAACTTCCGTGGAGAAGCATCACAGTACAACCGAAACGGTGACAGGAATTTTGCAGTAGTCATTGACGATGAGAATGTGGCGGCTGACCTTGAAAATCATAATTGGAACATAAAAAGAAAGTTGCAGGATGACGGAACGGAGTTTGTGTATCTTCCCGTAAGTGTGTCTTATAGGATCGAAGCACTCCAGCCTAAAATCATACTCTATTCTAAGAATGGTTCTGATGTGATAACAGAAGAAACAGTCAAGGACATAGACTATGCTGAAATTGAGTCCTTTGATATTGTGTTAAGACCTAGACACTGGAATGATGACAATGGAGAGCCTCATGTAAAAGCGTACCTCGCTGAACTTAGAGCTATTCTTAACGAGGGCTACTTTGATGAAAAGTATGCGGCTTATGAGCACCCCGAAGACGATGTAGCTGAAGAGGAAATACCCTTCTAATTGATATTTAAAAGGAGTTAATTATGGAAGACCAAAACGCAAAACAGGACTATGGTAAACCTAAATTGACTCTTGTTCCTCGCGAAATACTGTTTGATATTGCCGCAATTAGAGAATACGGTAATAAGAAGTATGGCGAGTCTGAATCTTGGCGCACGGTATCTCCAGAAAGGTATCGTGATGCCGCTTTCAGGCATTTTATGGCGTACTTAGACAATCCTTATGGCGTGGACAGCGAGAGTCAACTGCCTCATTTATGGCATTTAGCGTGTAACATAGCATTTTTATGTGAATTAGAACGAAAGGAGTTTGATATTTAATGGTAATATTTATCAGCCAACCAATGAGAGATTTATCGGATGAGAAGATTATGAGCGTTCGGGAAGGAATAAAGAAAAACTTTGTAAATCAGCATCAGGATGTTCCTACAGTGTTTATTAGCTCGTTCCTTGCCGATGAAGACAGCCCCAAAGCTCCAGTTGACAGTAATCCTAGAATTTGGTGCTTAGGACGGTCAATCAGTATGCTGTCGTTCTGTGATGCTATTATATTTGCAGACGGCTGGAGAAAAGCGAGAGGCTGTCGCATTGAATGGGAAGTAGCAAAAGAATACGGTTTAAAGGTATATATTGAGAAAGAAAATGGAACTATAGTAGAGTATTAATGGATATTTACAGGCTTAGAAAAGGAGAAAAATGTTATGAAAAAAATAGTAATGGACTGGGTAAAGGAAATACGTGAATTTAATGAAAGCGGATTATCGGATAGGAATTGGTGCGCGGTGAACAAAAAACCTTACTCGCCATCAACATTACGTCGTAGGATTGCCGAATATGCGGTCGTCCCTGATCTTATAGAAATATATACGCCTAAAAAAGACGATGAACCAAGATTTGTAATCAATCCTGTAAACGACGCGAGCAGTAAATCACTAATAAAGTCTACGGAAGATAAAGTAGCAGACGTAATCAGCAGCACAAGAAATCAGTTGATAATGCATATAAGTAATTTTAACGCAAGAGAACTTGAGTTGTTGTTATGCTATGCCGAGAAAATCTTAGCAACAAAGGAAATGAAATCGGTTCAGAAGCGTTTGGAAGAACTGAATCGCAAAATCCGAGATGGATATTTGTCCTGAGAGGAGTCGGTAAAAATGAATGGCTACAAGGGTATGAATAAGTATATGATTTGCAAAGGCTTTGCATATGAGCTTGGAGAAACATATACATTCGACGGAAATATAGCGCTTTGCTCACAAGGATTCCATTTCTGCAAAAACTTACATGATGTGTTTGATTATTGTAGTCCCAACGATTCGGGTAATAGATTCTTTGAAGTTGAAGCTTTGGGCAATATTATCGAAGGAACTAATAAATGTGTTACATCAAGAATAAAAATTATCCGTGAACTATCAAAAGTTGAAGTAAATCGTACTCTCTACGGCAATGGAAATGATTGGGGACTTGAATACGAATACAAACATGAGCTTGACAACGGATATGGATGTGGGTATGAGTATGCATTTCTTGGTGGATATTCTGGTCGTGGAGATGGTGGAATTGAATACGGATGTGTAAACGGTAACGGTCACAGCTATGGAGACAGATTCATATGTAGAGACGGGCGTGAAAGCGGTTGGGGATGCAAAGGGTATAATATACAACAAGTATTAAAACTTAAGTAGAAAGGAGAAAAAAGATATGAAAGAGCATATGACTTGTGTAGTTTGTGAAAGCGGTTGGATTCTTATAGGAATTATTAATGACGAAGACGATAACATTTTGGAACTGAAGGAGTCTTCTGTCGTTAGGCGTTGGGACAATGGTCGTGGTATTGGCGGTATTGCTAAGGAAGAATATAAGGACGAGTATGTTCTTGACCCTATTGGCACTGTCGAAATTAAGCAGAGCAAGATTCTGTTTATGATACCGTGCGAGTGGTAAAATGATAAAACCTGACTTATACGGTTATCAAAGAGCTGCACTTGATAAACTTAAGTGTGGCTCTATTCTTTGTGGTGGTGTTGGCTCTGGAAAAAGCCGTACTGCTTTGGCGTGGTATTATATTTGCAACGGTGGAGAACTTGGAGACGAGTTTCTGCCGATGGATAAAGAAGCGCCAGACCTTTATATCATTACAACCGCGAAGAAACGTGACAGTGCTGAATGGGAGATGGAATTTATTCCTTTTCTATTCAATACGGAGATGTACAACAGCAAAGTCATAGTCGACAGCTGGAATAATATAGGTAAATACATAGCCGTAAAGGATTGTTACTTTATATTTGACGAGCAAAGAGTGGTCGGTAGCGGTGCTTGGGTTAAAAGTTTCTTAAAAATAGCTCGCAATAACATATGGATATTACTTTCAGCGACTCCGGGAGATACTTGGAGTGACTATATTCCAGTGTTTGTGGCTAATGGATTCTACAAAAACAGGTCAGAATTCATTAGAGAGCACATAATTTATAAGAAATTTCTCAATTATCCCGCTATTGACCGCTATATTTGCACAAAAAAGTTGGAATTTTTAAGGAATAAGGTGCTTGTGCCGATGGATTATAAGAAAAAAACATACCGTAATCACAAAAAAGTGGTCTGTAACTATGATATTTTAGCTTATAAGCAGGTTATGAAGACCAGAACTAACCCGTTTACAGGCGAACCAATCATAAATGCCGCTGAATTATGTTATACTTTGCGAAAAATCGTGAATTCAGATCCGTCTAGAGTCGAAAAAGTGATTGAAATTGCTAAAAATCACCCTAAAATTATTATATTTTACAATTTCGACTATGAATTGAATGAGTTAGTCACTACTAACTATGGTTCTGACGTGTCTGTTGCTCAATGGAATGGTCATAAACACGAAAAAATACCCTCAAAATCCAAAAAATGGGTGTATTTAGTGCAATATACAGCCGGAGCAGAGGGTTGGAATTGCATCGAGACTGACACTGTGATATTCTTCAGTCAAAATTACTCTTATAAGACAATGGAACAGGCATCTGGGCGTATTGACAGAGCTAATACGCCTTTTGATATTTTAAATTACTATCACTTAATGTCAACTTCTAAGATAGATTTGGCTATTAGTGAAGCTTTAAGTCACAAAAAGAAGTTTAATGAAAGGAAATTTGGTGAATTTAATGGAAAATAAAGGATATGCAATAAGATTTAATATCGACGGAGTACCCAGAATGATCGAAATACCTTTTGAAAAGTGCATTGGTATCTATAATTGGACTCGAATTATGCTCTTAACGGAATTTTTGGAGGACAATTATGAGTTAGCTGGAGTTACTAAAGACCGCAACTTACAGACTATGTATGATGTTGCTAATGTTATCATAGATAAGTATGAGGACAAATATGGATGGTCCGAGCCAGATGCAATTATGCAAATGGTGAAAATCGGATGCCTGAAACCGAAATTCGATGAATGATTTTTTTACAATTATTTCTTCTCTTTTTATGGAACTAAAGTCCTATAAAGGCATAAAGAAAGGAGAATTATTATGAAGAAACTTATGTATGCAGGAGCAGCAATCTTTGGGGCATGTACAGGCGCTGCTTTCTTACTTCAGGCAATCTCAAATACTTGCTATTTGGCAAGCTTTGGGAGAATCTTAAAAAGGTGGGAAAGGAGGGCAGACAATATATACAGAGTTGCCGAACCTGCCATATTGAAGACAACTTCAACTATGACAGATCAGACTTTAGAGGATTTAAGTGAAGACAACGAGTAAAATGAGGGGCGCTTCGGCGCCCTTCTTATTTTTTTTAAGAAAGGAATAGCGATGAAAAAACTAATAAGTATTATATTTTTAACAACTATTTTGGCAACTAATGTATGGGCAACTCCAGTAAAAGGTGTTAATTCTTACTCAAACTGCACGGTGCAAGAACTTCAGATGGTAACGAAAGGCACTCCGATGTACGGTTATGAGTGGAAAATACTTGAAATTGAAAAAAAATACCAAATAAATGCATTATTTATATGCTCTGTGGCTCTTACTGAGACTGGAATGGGTACAACAGGAGTCGGAGCTAGCAGAAATAACCTTTTTGGTATGCGTGGAAGTAAAGGATTTTACTGGTACGACAATCCAGGTCAGAGCATCGAGGCATTCGGGAGTTGTATAAATAGAGTTTACTGGGCAAATAACCGTAAAACTCTGCCGAGAATTGCTGAATGGTATTGCGATGCTAGTTGGGCAAAGAAAGTGGAACAAGGAATAAACTATCTTTACAATAAGATGGTTTAACATTTATGGAGGATATTTAATGATTTGGAGAATTCTTGTTGGATTAATCATTATATTTGCTTGGGACTATGTTAAGTTTTTAATTCATAAAGAAGAAGATGAGGGTGATTGATATTAATGGGGAATTATTTAATCGGTCAAGACCAAAATTATCAAGCCGCAAAACACAAATCGGATTTATGGTATCTGATGAGGAGCTTGAATGGATAGACGAAATGGCTAAACTTAATAAGGTTAAGCGAGCTGACTTAATAAGAATGGCATTAGCTATGTGCAATAAGTATTCATTGTTAAAGTGATTGATATTTGAAAGGAGAAATAAAAATGGCTGATAAGGAAGAAATAAAAGTAAATGATAGAATATTTTTGTTAAGTGCTGAAGAAGCAACTAAATTACCCAAAGAGTTTTTAAAGAGCAACAACTGGTGGTGGCTTCGTACATCAGGGTTTGATGATGAACTTGTTGCTACTGTGACAGAGTACGGTAGGGTTTTTCGCAGTTCTAAATTGGCAAACAATACTCACGGCGGAGTGCGTCCTGCTATAAGGTTCGACAGATACGAAGACTTATTAAATCTTGACAGAACAAATAGCGGATATTACAAGTACCTCGGCAAAAAATGGATTGATATTACTAAATATATAGGCTTTCCTTGTCTGCTTAAAAAGAAACCCTTTAAAGTGATAAGAAGATTTGACGCTACGGTCAACGACTATGCCATCTCTGAAATAAGAAAGTGGCTCCTTGACTGGTGGTATAAGGCGGAGTCAATCAAAAGATTATTACTTAAAAGTGTCGAGACAGAACCCAAAATGACACTAAACGAAGCAATTGAGCATTGCGAAGAAGTTGCAAATGGAATGACGGCTAAGGGTTGCGAAGAATGCGCTGAAGACCATCGTCAACTTGCGGGATGGCTCAAAGAATTAAAGAAGTTGAGAGCGCATATGAAAGGAGATAAGGAATGAACAAAAAACTTGCTGAATTGATGGAGAAAGTGACAAGAAGCGAAGAGGCAATAGAAAAATTAAAAATTATATTAAAAGAAGCGGCTGACCCTTATAATCCTTCGTTTTATGTGATAACACCTGCCGACGCAACTATTCTTAATATGGCAATTGAAGCTTTGGAACAGCAGTCAAAGATTGGTCACTGCAAGGACTGTAAATACTTTGAGCTTGACTGTTGGAGAAATGTTAATGGAATACCGCTTATTGTCGCTCACAAAATCTGCAACAGATGGGGTGAAGGATGTAAAACAAAAGAAGATGGATATTGTTTTATGTTTGAACCAAAGGAAAGTGAGGGAGATAAGGAATGAACAAAGAAGAAGCTGCAAAATACTTAATTGATATATCGTATAAACTTGGTAATATGAGTATCGTGTATTTGACCGAAAAAGACGGTGAAAAGATGCGCAAGGCTATCGAGGTGTTAAAGCAAGAGGGTGAGAAAGAAGATATGAGATTAGGACCTAGATATTCTTGCGGTCCTAAAATTATTTAAACAAATGAAAGTGAGTGGTAAATATGAGACGCGATGTGTATTATAAGGTAAGAGCAAGAATATTATTACTTTATGCAATCGAAGGTAAATTAAAAAGCAAGAAAAAGTGGAAAAAGAGGAAGAAAAATGACAAGATTTAATATGTTTACAGATGAAGAATTAGATTATATGGAGTCAGCATTTTGTTATGAGGGTTTAATATATCTTGTTGATGAAGTACGCAGAGAAAGAAGATATAGAGAATATAATAGAAAGTGAGGAAAAATATGAACAAAAAACTTGCTCAGCTGTCTGTAAAGAAGTCAGCAGATTATTATGACAAAGTAGTAAAGGCTCTTGAAGATGCTGGTTTTGTAATTATTTTTGAAGATGAAACTCTTACGGATAGGTACTACATTGTGGCGACGAAAAGCGAAAGGTGATAAGAGATGAACGCAAGACAGATAAAGAAATGTTTGAAAAAACGGATAAACCGCCTTGAATCTGATAATAATTTGATGCGTAGAATTATTGCGAATAGCCACGATATGCAAACATTATATGACTTGTACAATATGCCATTTAATGTCCAACATACAACAATGCAATTTCAAGAGTTAAAGGTAAAAAGAATAATATATGATTTTGCAGCAGATTTAGATGAAAATGGAATCGTTGAAGATACAAAACAATTATTAGCAAACGATTTATTTTATCACGGTGTTAAAGACTATATAACTTATGAGATTGATACCGAATCTACAGTACCAACAATCACAGCAAGTATTTTTGTTAGTAGAAAGTGAGGAAGAGTGAATGTATATGCATGTTTGTGACCTATGTAAGAGAAATACTCCTGATGCAAAAATAAAATATAAATATAAAGCAAAACGTTTTTGGATTTCATGGCATAAATCTAGATGGGAAAGAATAGAATTGTGTCAGAGCTGTCTGGATAAAATAATAAAGGCAAAAAGTGAGGGGTGAGATATGAAAAGACTAATTGCATTAATATTTGTATGTCTGTTGCTAGCTGGGTGTGAGACGACAAACTATGAAGATGCTAAAAATGTTACTGCATATACAACTTGCGGTGGATATTTCACAGTGATTGCCGAATGGGGTGATATAGCTGATACCTATATGCTGGTATATGCAAATGACACAAAGGTTAAGTACTTAATATGGAGGGGCACTCAGAAAGGAGATATAACGCCTCTATATAACGCTGACGGAAGTTTGCAAGTGTATGAGGAGTAAAAAAGATATTCTATGAAGATTAGTGAACATAGTAAAAACAATTATGACAAGTATGCGGAATTGGCTGAAACACCGCCGACAACATCGTATACTATTGAGAAATCAAGTTCGTTTCTGTTAGAACTTGTAAGGAAATCTAAAACTAATAATAAGACTAAAAATAAGGAGGAAAAGAAAGATGATTAATTGTATCATTGTTGGGTTAATATCATTTATAGTTGGGTGTATAGCAGGTAGCTTTATTACTCTTCTCGGAGTATCAGCTGGGTCTAGTGTAACTAGGAAAGCGGTTGATATGAATGCCATTAAATTTGGCGGTTTCGATTTGGCACAAGAAGACGAAAAACTGAACGAAAATCCAAATGAAAACATAAAGCTGATGTAATTTTACAATATTTTCACCTCTTTATATGAAGGAGGTGTTAGATATGAAAGAATTAATAACGACGAGGAGTGAATCCCACGCATTCGGGATTTGTTTGGAATTGGCTGACCAAAACAGGTATGCTGAAATCCATGAAATAAATAAACATGGAAATAAGGTGTACCGGATTATGGTGGAGACAGACGAAGAACAATCAGGATGTTATCCGGGGTTGCGCTCGGTAATCTAAAATAAAAAACACCATAAAGAAAGGACTGGAATATTTAATTCTGGTCCTTATTTTTTTACAGTAATGAGCTGCCCTTATATGAAAGGAGGTGCTATAAATGAAAATAAAAGATATAG